TTAGAACACGTTGTCCCAGGTGTAGCTAGCGGTTTGCCACTTGTGATCCGGGTAAAAGACACGCGGCGGCTTGATGGTCGGGGTGTACCCGAAACGGGCCCAGATCGGCCGCTCGGTCACGATGCTCAAGCTGCCGTTGGCCTGCAGGCGAATGGTTGCGCCCGGATGGCCAGCAGTCCCACTTTGCCAAACGACGGCATTGTTCGCTGCGTAGATCACCAGGTTACCGTCTGCCTGCATGACGCATCGCGCACCGCCCCTGTTCTGGGTGTACGTCGCCCAGACAACGCTCCAGTTCGGACCGTAGACCACCAGGTTGCCATCGCCCTGGAAGACCAGGGAATGATCACCGGCACGGTAGAACTGGCCCGGTACCAACTCCGCAGGGCCACCGATGATCATGGCCGCCCCGACTGCCGGAGTGAACACGCGACCGTTGGGCGCATACCAGTGAGGGATCGTGTCGATGGTCACGATGTTCCCGTCATCCTGAACCTGGGTGAACGCACGCAAGGACGCATCCTCGCGAGAGCCCATGGTGGGATCGCTCGGTGTCGTCGACCAGATACGGCCGCGCAATGGGTCATCCAGAACGAAGCCGTAATTCATAAAGACCATCATCGGGTCTTTCTTGTTGCCCTTGCTCACATTGGTAAAGGGCGTGTTCTGGTCGGCGACCCACGCCAACTGGGCGCCGTCATAAAGTGCAAGGTTGCCATCAGGCTGAAAGAGCAACTTGAAGCGTTTGTTCGGGGACTGCAGGTACTGGTTCGGCGCCATGTAATAGCGAGCCGGCAGCACCGAAGAACCGTTGTCGGTGAAGTCGTAGCGAATCCAAGCCATGTTGATACCTATTGAGTCGAATGATCAGTCGCGGAAAAGTCCGCTCTCATGTCGCTCACAGGCGATTGCCCAAGGCTCGAGGCCTTCACGTGATTCAAGGTTCCACAGCGGGAACATTTGATCTGGAGCTCGGTAAACTCACCCACGCGGGCGAGAAGTCGTTTGCAATGACCGCATCTGCATTCTTTTAACATCGACAAGTCCATTTGATTTCAACTGCCCCACACTGCGGCAGCGATCCATTTCATAAAGGTCTCAAGGCCGTCAGTGCATCGCCGGAGCACCTTGCAACAGCGACTGAGACTCCCGCACCCACTGCTGCAACGCCCTCAATTGCTCGGCATTGGCATGGCATTGGCTGTAGTTGTCGACGACGCTGGCGGCGACGGTAGAGAGTGCAAGGCCCGAGGCGGCGTCATCAGCGACGCCGGGGCCTGGGGCCACGGGCAGGTTGGTGGCGCCGGCGTCGTGCACCCGGACAAAACCACCAGGCACAACACAGGCGTTATCAGCTGCTTTCGAAACATAGATCGGAACCTCCTTGGTGACAGTGGCGCCCGCCTGATAGACCTTGACGACGCGATCGACGTACTCGACCACCACCTTCTCCTTGACCCTGCCCAACGCCTGGCCCTGCTCGAAGGATTGCTGCAGTCGGGCCTCGTCCAGGCGCTGCTGCTGACTGCGTTCGCTGCCGGCACCGCTGACGAAGCCAAGGGCATAAAGCAACCCCGCTACGACGGCGAGAGCCAGCCAACTGCGGATATTCATCACGTCCTCCTCGGACCGATATGAAATGCATCAAACGGCCGGCAAAAATCCCTGTAGCCGCTGCCACAGGCTGCGAAAAGGTCCGCAGGACCTTCCCTCCAGGTCCAATCGCAGCCTACGGCAGCGACTACAGAAGGTGCCCGCCTCCGCATGAACTCAGACCACGGGCAGGCACAGCACCGCCCGCGCCCTGGCCCAGAGTTGCAGGCGATCCTGCAAGCCGTTCAAACCGCCATTGATGCGACGGGTGATGCTGTTGAACTCATCGCGATCGGCCAGGGCATTGAGCCCGCCGCGCTCCCAGAACCAGGCCGCCGACTCGGCGGCCCATTGCGGCTGCTCCAGCAGCTCCGGCAACTCCAGCAGGCGCTCATCGCCAAACAGCCCGAGGCTGCACTGGCGATAGTTGCTGCGCCCAGTGATCTGGATCAGCCCACGCCCGCGATAACGCTGACCGTCGCCATCGGCCTCGGGGGTGTTGCCCAGGCGTGCCGCGAGCGTGCCGGTGTCGTACTTGCTCAGGTATTGATCACTGCCCAGCTCGCGCACGTATTGCAGTTGCCCGGATTCGTGGCCGATCTGGGCAAGAAAGGCCGCCTGGCGCTTCGGCGTATCGATCTGCCGATGAGCCATGGCGGTGTTGAGTGGAGAAACAAAAACGCCCGCTTGGCGGCGGGCGTTAGGCATGATTTGTTGCAGTTGTTGTTCGGTAATAAGCATGTTCTGTGTTTGTAAGTCGGATAAGAAAACGCCCCGGCGGTGCGGGGCGTTTATTGGGTCTGTTCAGTTATCCACGATGGTGCAACAGGGCGATATTGGCTATCGGGAAAGTTCGGAGATTGCGGCCAGTCGCGCAGCAACTGGATATAGCTAATCAACTCCTTAAATTCCTGATTATTGAGAGTTGCTACCACACCGGCTTCGGCTTGATCGCGATGCCGTTCCCGAAGCCACATGACAGCCGATAGCTGAGCATTACGCCAACTCCGCTCCTGTGAAGGGAGATCAATGCTTGGTTCGGGTGCATCTACTAAATAAGGCAACCCGCTATCGTTGTGAACTCGAATTTTTCCAGGTTCGGGATTACCGATCACGGAGAGATACAACTCTTCTGATATTTCAACTACATCTGCAGGGAGCACCGAGTGCACCCCAACCAGATAGGTTGTCCCGGTACTAGGACTGTATAAACGTTTCACTTACACCTCCTGTCAGAAACCGACTGCAATATAGTTTGCAGACTGATTCGCCGATACCCCGTTAAAAACCTTACAAACTGCTGTAAATGAGGATTGGTTTTTCGCGGTAACGGTCAACCCATACTCATTCATCGCGATGCCTGAAGTGACACTAGGGACAACGACAAAACATGCGTTGGGGAATGCAAGTGGATAAGTAGTTGTTTGCCCACCTGCACTCAAGGGAAGAGTATTGCCCCATTGGACAATTACACCTCCTAACCAAGATGGAAAAGCCACATAGCCATTTGCAGCAAGACTAATAGAGAATCCAAGACGCAATTGTCTCGGTGTTACAATTTTCGAGGTGCTGCTTCCAGCGTTTACGTCCGTTTGACTGGCTATCAATGCTGTACCTCGATTGGTTTCAGTGGCTTGGGCAGCCAACGGAACCAGCGAAGCAACATCGATATTTCCCTGATTGGTCGGCGCGTTCCAGGCCTTGATGCACCACATGACCGCCAGGTTGCGAGGACGGGTTTCAACGCCACCTGATGGATTTGTCCTTAGATTTTCATCATCAGTAACTCCGTTACCAGTATCACCATAAACCCAAGAATCAAACACACTTCCAGCACTTGAACTGTCCTTCACTGAGTGTGCATGACTCTTGAACTCATCGGCCTGCCAACTGCCGACAGTCCGCCCAGCATCCACCCCACGACCATGATCCCAACCCCGCAGGAACTCCCCCCGAGACTCCGGCAACCGGAAGTTACCCGCGCCCTCGCCCCCGGTGTTGAAGGTCGTGCCCAAATAGGCCGCCAGATCCGGATAAGTCGCAGCACTCTGCACACTGCCGTCCACCTCCAGGAATCCCGGCGGCACCGTCCCCTTGGGAAACGGCACCATGGCTCCAACCGGCAAGGCCGACATGTTCTTCAGCAACGCTTCGATCTCGGCCTTGGTGTAGGTCACCGACTTGGTGTACGCATCGGTGATCCCATACTCGGCCAAAGTCGTGCGGATCTTTTCCGGCGGAATCGAATCGCGCACGATCGCCTTGATCGCCGCCAGCAACTGGTCATGCTCGGCCTCCGCCGGCTCCTTCCCACCCGCACGAATCACATTGAGCAATTCATCGGTCACCGCATTTCCCCATTCGGAAGAAATCAGTGAGCCGACTTGCCCCGTGACCGGGTTCTCGTCGACAAACTTCCCATTAACCAACCCAACACTTGGCACACTCTTTGGATAATCCACTCGTCTGTCCTCTCGTTGTCATTCATCCACGCCGACACAGTTCGGCGTGGACATAGTTAGAAAACTGGAAAAGAAAACGCCCCGGCGAGACAGGGCGTTTATTTATTCAAAATTTCATCTGGAGATAGAGGCCACTGAAAATCACGCGAAAATAAATCCTGTTCCTCAATCCTATTAAGACTGATCCGATAGTTTTTCCACAGTAAAAGCTGCTTTGCTTCTACGTCTGTAATACAACCGATATCCATTGCATCCTGTAATGGGCCCATCCTGTATGCAGCTAACGTCAGCAACTCACTTCGTCGTGCCTTCGCTAGAACAGAAAGCTCTTCAATACTAGGTAGGGAAGGCATCACCTGTACGGGCTCAAATTCTGAATAAACTTCATTCGGAAAAAGCTCATCCGCACCCTCTATCGCACGCCACCCCTGAACACCATCATTTCGTACCGCCCAACTCATACATCATCCTCCCAGCCATAACACATCAGCCCTGCGGCGCCTGCTCCCCAGTAGTAAACTCTTGGCTCCTCAAGCACAAACCGCCCCTGGGTATTGTGCTGCGTATTAGTAGAGCCGGTGCTATTGAGCGGTGGACTATTGGGTCCAATGTAACCACCAATGTAACTTGCGTTTGGCGCAGCTGAAGAGTTGCTGTTGGTTGCCCCAAGTAGTTGAAGGCAGATACCTGTGGCCGTTGGCGGAACAAACTGAAAAATGCTGACAGCAACAAGAGCTGTGGCGGTCCCCATGGCCCCCGACGCCATCATTGGAAGTGATGCCAGGTTCGAACCTGACGCAACTTTGTAACGACTGCTCCGACCGGCCTGCACATATGACAGTGGGTATCGGTTTGCCGTAGCGTCCGTGAAAAATGCGCTCACGCGTGTTGCAATAAAACCTGCTGGAATAATCGGTTCAAACACAAACCTCAGCGTTGTATCTACAGCGGTCATGAGCGCAGGTACGCTCGCCGTGATCTGACTCGAAGAGTCAACAGACTTGATGAAAGTTCCTTGCGGAAAGCTTGCTCCACCGAACGGCATTCCAACACGCATTGAAGAAGTGCTGGCAATGCCGGACACGACTGCCGAACCGACGATGGTCGAACACTGGACTAGCGGCATCAACGCAGCAATACCGGCGACTTGAGTGCCATTGGATACAACCCAGACGCTGTACCAACTGGAAGCTGCGAGCGCCCCGCTATCGAGACCATTTAGACCTGTGGTTTGCAGGTTGATGTTCAGGTCGACTGCGCTCAATGCCTGTGCCGCACTACCTTTACCGACAATCAGGCTGCGAGCCTTCACCGAGATCAGTGCATTGGTTCCAGAGGCAGAAACGTAGAGTCCCTGACAACTGCTACCCGATAAAGCTTTGAGCTTCTGAACTTCGACAGTTAGAGCAGCAACATCGATGTTTCCCTGATTAATCGGCGCGTTCCAGGCTTTGATGCACCACATGACTGCCAGGTTGCGTGGCCGAGTCTCTGAAGCTGTTCTCGGCGTACCATCGACGCCGTTATTGATTGCGTCTCGTACTCCGTTTGTTGTTGGATTCCCCGTCCCGAAGCGGGCGAGGTAGTCACCAATAGTTCCACCAGTCGAATACGGTTTAGCTGTATCGGCAGCACTAGCGTGGTAGTGCCCCTGAAACGCATCCGCCTGCCAACTGCCAGGAGAGCGCCCCCCATCCACCCCCCGCCCATGATCCCAACCCCGCAGAAACTCCCCCCGCGACTCCGGCAAACGGAAATTCCCCTCCCCTTCACCACCGGTGTTGAAGGTCGTCCCCAAATAAGCCGCCAGATCCGGATAAGTCGCAGCGCTCTGCACACTACCATCCACCTCCAGGAACCCCGCCGGCACCGTGCCTTTGGGAAACGGCACCATGGCGCCCACCGGCAGGGCCGACATGTTCTTCAGCAGCGCCTCGATCTCGGCCTTGGTGTAGGTCACCGACTTGGTATAGGCGTCGGTGATGCCGTACTCGGCCAAGGTGCTGCGAATCTTCTCTGGCGGTATCGAATCCCGGACGATCGCCTTGATCGCCGCCAGCAACTGGTCGTGCTCGGCCTCGGCCGGCACCTTCCCACCCGCACGAATCACATTGAGCAATTCGTCGGTAACCGCGTTTCCCCATTGCGAGGAAATCAGTGAGCCGACTTGCCCCGTGACCGGGTTCTCGTCGACAAACTTGCCGTTCACCAGCCCTACGCTGGGAACACTTTTCGGATAATCCACTTGTTCTTGTCTTCTCTAGTCATAGTTGATGTACACCTGTGTATGCGCCGGTGTACTGCGATGGATAAGGCACTCCAGGGCGTTCCCCGGATTCATGCCAAAACGTTCACCCCAATAGCTCGCGCCGAAACGCCGGCCCAGTTGCAGGCGGCCGCCGGTATTGAGGGTCCACATGAAGTTCGCCCGCCAGGTGCCGAAATGTGCATGACCAAAACGTGAGCGGCCCATGCGCGGGGTACTCAGCTCAGTGACGCTGGCATTGGGGTAGCCCTGGCTGCGGGCGATTTCGACGAAGTAGGCAGCGCGCTGGCTGCCCACCGCCAACAGACGGCGGCGCACGGCCAGCCGTCGGTCTTCGAACAGCGGGGTCAGGCCCAGGCAGGGATCGGGCAGGTTCATGACCTTTTCCCAATCGGTCACCAGTTCGCTGACGCTGGCCGGGTCCATTTCGTTTTGCAGGTCCACGGCCCGGGCGTCGATGCGCGCCAGCTCCTGGGAGATGCCCTGCAACACTCGTTCAAGCTCCGGCACCCGCTCCGGGTCCCAGGCCGGGCCGCTGGGCAGCAGGCTGCGCAGCTGATCCTGGTACTGGGCGGCGCTTCTTATTGCTGCCATTGGCAACCTCCGAAAACCAGCAACTGATTGTTCGCCGCCGGAACATCGGCCAGGGGCGCCAGCAGCCGGTGATCCTGCTCGCCGGTGGCGCTGCTGATGGCTTCGCGGATATGGCTGAGCAACAGGGTCTGGCCCAGGCCGGCCTCGCGGCTGTGCAGATCGCGCAGCTGGTCCTCGACCGCGGCGCGCACCGCGCTGGTGTCGGGGGTCAGGCGCAACGTGTAGGTCACCGGCAGCATCACCGGGGCCAGCACATGCACCTCGGCAGTGACCGGGCGCAGTGGCTCGATATAGGCCTGGACCTGCGCCAGTTGCTCGGCATTGGGGATCGGCTGCGGGTCATCGTCACGCATGACGAACAGGCCCACCGTGCCTGGCCCCAGGTAATTGCGCCGGCACCAGGCACGGGTAATGCCCGGGCATTCCAGGGCCCAGGTTTCGTAGTCGTCTGCCGAGCCGCCGTGGGGAATGATCCGATAGGAGCGGATCACCCGGGAGCGCAGGGATTCGAGGCTTTCTTCAGCCACGCCACCGCTCAGCCCCGGGGCCAGCACGGTGAACGCGTTGCCAATGCCTTGCACCGGCTGCACCGCGGTCAACTCCAGGCCGGCGCCGGCATTGCCCAGGGCGCCAGCATCGACGGCCTGGATCGTGGTGCTGTTGAGCCCGGCGCTGGTGGTGCGCGCGGCGGTCACTTTGTAACTGCGACCGTCGCTGCTCTGCAGCAGGGTATCGACATCCAGCACGGCTCCGGCCGCGGCCGTGAAGCTGACGCTGCCACGGGCCGCCTGGGCGGCCTTGCGCGGCTGGTTCAGGCGCAGGGCAGCGATGCGCTCCAGAGTCGACTCATCGGCCTTGTCCGGAAGGATCTGCTCGGCGATCCAATCCAGGTAGCCGTACAGGCCAAAGGCGGCTCCACTCAGGGTTCGGGCCAGCACTTGGGCATCGGACTGGCGCAGCGAATCGCTGGCCAGGTCGCTTTGGGTGCGTTGAATCAGCACCGGCAGCGAAGGGGTTTCAAACGGCATAGGTCACCTGCCAACTGTGAATGGGGTTGAGGTCCAGGCGTTCGCCGTCGGCCAGGATCAGCACCGTGCGCAGGTTCAGGCGCTGGGCATCGAGGCGTTCGCTGAGAATCTCGACGGCGTTGCAATGACCATCGTCGATCAGCCACTGCAAGGCCTCGCGGGCATAGAACTCGGCGTCGAGCTGGGTCTGCCGGGTCAGCTTGACCCGGCGCAGCAGCCACAGGCGCGAGCCGATGCGGTCGTCGGCCACTGTGGGAAAGCTGTCGCCCCACCAGCCATAGCGCTGATCGTCGTCCAGGGCATCGTCATCGGCGGCGCGGCGCCAGGTGAACAGGCTGATTTCCACAGCCCGGGTCAGGGCGTTCTTCAGGTCATAGGTGGCGAACATGCTTAACCTCCCACCGGCGCGCCGGTCTGGCCCGGACCGGGTTGCACGCCGCTGTGGACGTGGTTGATCTGGCTGATGCCGGCGGCAAGCTGATCGCCCTGGGAGACGATCTTGCCGCTCATGCTCAGGGTCGGGCTGTCGATGTTGACGCCGCTGCTGGCGCGGATGTTCAGGGTCGCGGTGTCGATGTCGATGACGCGCCCACGCTTGAAGTGGATCTTGTCGCCCTCGTCGGTGTAGATCGCCACCTCACCGGCGGCCAGGGCCTTGAGGCGGTAACGCCGGTCGGCCACCACCAGCACCACCGCGTGGGACCGGTCGCCGCCGAGGAAGGTGGCGATGCCCTCGGCGCCGGCCAGGGGATTGCTGGTGAAACCGTAAGGCTCGAAATGCTCCATGTCGTCGTTGACCTCGCCGGCGGTAAGGCGCATTTGCAGCGATTGCAGTTTGTTGGCCGAGTTGGCGAGCACCACGGTGCCCCGCGCCAACAGGCGTGTCAGTAGGCTCATGCTGAGTTCCTTGGAGGGTAGGAGCCGGCTTGCCGGCGAACAGGGGTTGCGCGGTTTCGGGCCGGATGCCTTCGCCGGCCAGCCGGCGCCTACGGATGGGCGCGGGTTTCAGGTGTTGCCGGGTGTCGGGTTGGCGTCGAAGGTCTGCGGCGGCGCCACCTGCAGGGTGGTGATCGAGCCCTGCTCGGACAGCGACCAGGTGACCTTGGAGATCAGCATGTCCCGGTCGAACCCCAGCACCGGGTCGATCACTCGCACCAGGGTGTTGTGGCGCCACAAATCGCCATTGCTCTGGCGCCAGCCCTGCACCTGGTAGGTGGTGGTCAGGGCCTTGCCGGTGCGGGTGCCGCACTCCCAGTCAGCGCGCTGCTGAGCCAGCTCGGCACTCAGTTGCGCGGCTTCGTTGATCACCGTGACCCGCTTGCGCGAAACCCTTGCATCGCTGGCCCGGCCAGACACCTCGCTGACCGCCGCCCCGCTGCTCTGATCGCTGCCCTTGTGCTGGCCAATCACCCGGTACTCGGAAAACACCGCGGAAAAATCCATCGGTGCATTGGCCGAGAGAATGTTCTTGCCCAGCTCCAGGGCATCGCTGGCGCGCCCACCGCTGCCCGGCGCCGCCAGCAGCAGGTAACCGTCGGCGTCGTCGGTGGAGAACACCCGGTACAGGGTCAGCAAACGGTCGATGGAGGCGAACACCGTCTCCCCCGGCACGATGCTGTGGGTGTGCAGCTTGCCGGTCGGGGCGATCTCGCTGCGCACCCCGACCCCGTAGGAGCCGGCCAGGGCGCGGACGATGCTCAGCACGTCCTGCTGGCGCCACTGACTCGGCCGGTTGATGGCCGCGCAATCCACCAGGTCCTGGGTCAGCGAACCGCCCTGGATGCTCAGGCTGATCTGCTTGCCGTCGTAACTGATCGGCGCCTTGTAGACATGCCCGGTGAGCACCAGGTCGCAACCGATGCGCACCTGACAGCGAGCGCCCGGGCGGATCCGCACCTGCGAGTCCTGCCCCGGCCATTGCCAGGTGATGTTGAGGCTGAAGGTGCGGAACTGCCGCTCCAGATCGGCGCTGATCTCCACGCTCTTCCAGCCGCTGTAGTCCAGCCCGTCCACCGTCAGGGTGACGATATTTGCCAGTTCGTCCATGGGTCACTCCCGAGCGATTTGCAGGTCGGCGGGCGGCAGAAAACCCGGGTGAGGCACCCGATTGCGCTGCACCACTTCGCCGACCCGGGTCGCATCGGCAAACCGCTGATAGGCCAGCACCAGCGCCGGCAGACTGCTCTTGGGGCTGAGGCTGACCAGCCGCACCCCCGAGGACGCCACCGCATTGAGGTGCCCCTGCACCTGCTGACGCAGAGTGTTGAGCGCCTGGTAATGCACCGCGTCGGCCTTGAGCGAGGCTTGCCAGATCAGCTCATTGAACTGATCGCGCAGCGCCAGCACATCGTCGGCCACCGGCACCTCCAGGCGCTGCACCGGCCGGCTGGCCTGCTGCGCCAGGGGCGGGGTGTTCTTGAGCTTCACCACGGGCGTGGCCACCGGCAACGCCGACACCAGGCGGGCGATCTGCACCAGCAGCGCATCCTGCACCAGGTTGGCCACTGCCTCGGCCGCCGCCGTGGTGTCCTTGCCGGTGGTCAGCTTCGGCGCATCGATGCGCCGGGCCGCCTCCACCTGCTGGGCAATATCGGCGAGCATCTGCCGATAGCCGCTGCGGGCAAAATCCTTGAGCCCGCGCACATCCTCCAGCAACCCCTTGAACTCCGTGCTCAGCTCCTTGGGTATGTCCTTGACCGCCTTGACCAGGGTGTTGAGGTCGCCATAGAACTCGATCAGCGGCTTGAACTCGTGCTCGATGACCGCATACACCTCGGTCAGCCCCTTGCGCAGCGCGTCCACGCCGATCCGCGCCTGCTTGATCAGATTGGTGGCGAACTCGAAACGCAGCACCGCCGAGCCCAGCAAGGTATCGCTGGCCACCAGCACCTGCTGCTGGGTGTTGACCACCGCCGTGGGAAAGCGCAGCGGCTGATCCGGATAGAACTTCAGGCTGAAGGTCACCAGGCCGCCGTCCTGGCGGCTCTGGGTCATCTCGCATTCGCCGACCTTGACCTGCATCCGCCCAAGCCAGGGGTGCACCAGCTCGCCGCTGCCCTCCTCCAGGGCCTTGAGCAGCCTGTCGCGCTGCTCCAGGCAATCGGCGCCGACGATAAAGGCCGTCAGGTCATGGATTTTCGCCTGCTGGCCAAGGCCCTCGAAAAACGGCTGGTCACGCTGCGGGTACTCGTGCAACTGGCCTTTCTGGCCCACCGGGGTTTTCGCCTGATCGACCCAGAACGGCACACCGCGAAAGGACGCGGGCAACAAACGATCACGCCAGTTATCCGCCATTGGAACCTCCTAGGGAAAGTGAGCGATAGCCCAGGGTCGAAGCCACGTTCAGGCCTGGTTGATTGGTCTTGGCCTGTTCGGCACGCAGGCCCGCCGGGGCGTTTTCGAAACGCACGGTCAACCCGCCTTCGAGTTGCGTGCGATTGTTGGCAGCGTTCTGCTGGATCAGGGCACTGGAGTTCTGGGTCAGCGAGCTGCCCTGGGTGGCGGCAAAGGGTGATGCCAGCCCGCCTTTACCCTCGGCGTTGATTTGCCTTTGCGTCTCGGTAAAGCCTTCGACCTTGCCGGTGACCGTGGCAATCAGCCCTCCGAAACCGCCCTCGAACAGTTCCCTGATCGGCACCATCAGCTCTTGAAGCTTGCTCCACAGCCCGGAAAACCAATCGGCGATGGGGGCCCAATTGGTCATGATCAGTTCCATCGGCGACCAGTCGAACAGGACCTCAATGGCCTTTCTGATCGAGTCGATACCCGGTTGCAATTCGGCCCAGATCGAACTGAAAAAGCCCGTAACCGCGCCCCAGTTGTTGTAAAGAATCACCAGCGGAGAGAAGTCGAACAGGGTTTGCAGGACCTTCTTGATCGCATCGATACCCGGTTGCAGCGCCGCCCAGATCGAGCTGAAGAAACTGCTGACAGCGCCCCAGTTGTTGTAAAGCACCACGGACGGAGAAAAGTCGAACAGCGTCTGGAACACCGTTTTGATCGCCTGGATGCCCGTTTGCAACACTCCCCAGATCGACGCGAAGAAACCGGTGACCGCGCCCCAGCTCTTGGTGATCATGTCCATCGGCACCCAGTCGAACAGGCCTTTCAGAAAGGCCATGGCCGGTACCGTCAAGGCCTTGAGCGACTCCCAGATGGATGCGAACAGGCCCGTCAATCCAGCCCAGTTATCGATGATCAGTCCCAGAGGCGACCAGGAAAACACCTCCTTGAGGAAGCCGACGACCGCAGCCGTCATCGCCTTGATGCTGTCCCAGAGCCCGGCAAAGAACGCCGTGACGGCTCCCCAGTTACCGATCAGCATGCCCAGGGGCGTCCAGCTGAACAGGGTACTCAGCACCTCCATCGCCTGCGCCGCGAAGCTCTTCACGCCTTCCCAAAGGCTGACGAAAAAGGCCGAGATCGGTGTCCAGTTGGCAATGATCACTCCGGCTGCCAGAGCAATGCCCATGGCAATCAGCATCACCGGATTGGCCTTGGCCACGGTGCCCATCAGGTCGAGCACCTGGGTCGCGCCCGTCACGGCGGTTTGCATCGCCGAGAAGGCAATGGCGCCCATCGCCAGCCCCTCGACCAGCTTCGGGTTGTCGTCGAGCAGTGTCCCCACGCTGTTGAGCATGGGCTCCAGACCGACCACCAGCGCCCCCACCGCCGGCGCCAGCGCGGCATCAATGGCCGAGGACACCTTGGCCATGGACTGACTGAATACATTCATGCCTTTGGCCGCGTCGGCCGACGCACTGGAGTCACCGACCTCGGCCAGTTTGCCCTTGAACGCGTCGCAGGCCTTGATCCCGTCGAGAAACGGGGTGATCAGGCTGCCGCCCTTGAACAGACCACTGATATCCAGCTTGCCCAGCCCGGTCTGCTCAAGGTTTTTCTTGAAAGAGTCGACCTTGCCTTGAAGGGCGACGAGTTTGGGTGACAGTTCGTCGATGCCGGTCAACAGCACCGACTTCTTCTCTACGGTTTGTGTATCTGCCATCACTGCACCTGCTGCATCGCATTGATCCGTTGCGCGTGCTCCAGGGATTCCCGGAGCACATCCAGTGGCCTGGCCATCATCTGTTCGGGGTCGACCTTCCAGAACCAGGCCAGGTCATAGGCGACAGCGATCAGGTCGGCGATGGCTGCGATGCCGCACTCATGAAAAAACTCGCCACCGCCCAGCTCAGGGCGTTGAGGTCCACCAGGTCCAGCTGGTTCACCGAGGACGGTGGAATACCGGCGCAGACCGCGATGTATTTGGCCGCGACGTCCATGTCGAGGCTGACTTCTTCGCTCTTGTCGATCTTGTACGGCAGCGCCTTGATCGCCCGCACTTCCTGCACCGTCGGACGGCGCAGGGTGAGTTCGGCCAGAGGCTCGCCGTGGGCCTCGATCGGCACCTGCAGCTTGACCAGGTTGCTCATTGCCAGGTCCCCTTCTGCCCTTCGAAGTTCAGCTCGATGCTGGCGTCGTCGCCCTTGGCAATAGGCTCGTCCACCAGGTAGGCGCCGGCCAGCACGTAGACCTTGCCGTTGGCGAACTCGCAGGTGACGGTCATGTCGGAGCCGGCAATCAGTTGCTTGAGCGGAAAGTCCGGGGTGTGCAGCGCGGTGACTTTGAACGACGGGGTGAGGTCGGTTTCCTTGTAGAAACCCGGAACCACGGTTTCCCGCTTGACGGCCATCAGCGGTGCTTCGCAGCCGCCGCTGATGGTCAGTTGAGCGCCGTCCACTTTGACGTAGCAGGTGCCCGCAATCAGTTGACCCATGATGTTTCTCCCAAAAAATAAGCCCGCTCAAGGCGGGCTGAAAAAGCGCAGTGATGCAGGTCCGGCTCAGGCCGCGGCGTCGTACTGCAGGCGGAATTGGTTGAGCAGCGCGAACACCCGCAGGCCGTTGATGTAGTCCGGCGGGAACAGCACGTTGACCCGGCTCGGGTCCTGCACGTCGCGCTCGACGATCAGGTGCTCGGCGAACAGGTCGGCGTTCTCCACATGGCCTTCCAGCTCCAGCTTGGCGTACTGGGCGATCAGCTCACCGCGAATGGTGCTCGGGGTGACGATCGGCTGGCCGGCGCCGAAACGGGTGCCGTCGGCGGCCAGCTTGTGGCGCCCGTACTTGCTGGTGATCACGCTTTGCAGGCGACGCACGATGAACGCCGACTGGTGCATGGTTTCGCTGTCCAGGTAGGAGTTGTCGGCCTGGCCGTAGGCGTTTTTCTGGTAGGTGGTGATCGCCCGCTGAATGCGCATGTAGCCGCCTTCGTAGTAGGCGGTGGCGATGCCGTAGCTGAGCAGCGACTGACGCTCGGTGAGGGTGAAGCGTTCGCTGGCCGGCGCCGGGTCGATCCCCGGCAGGCTGCCGCTCTGGGTCGGACGGCTGGCGTCGGCGGAGATGAACACCGAGGTCCGCGCTGCCAGGGCTGCGGCCTGAACCCACACGGGCTGGGGCACGCCGGTTTCCAGGGCCTGGATGGTGATGTGCTGGTCGTTGCGCGCCTGACCGGCCGCCACCAGGGTGCCGACGGTGCCGCGCTTGGCGCTGTAGACATGGCCGAACAGCTGCTTGGCCCAGGACCAGCGGCCGGTGTTGTCGTCCATCACCGCTTGCCAGGCATTGAGGCTGGCGGTGTCGGTCCAGGGCATGCAGATGAACTCGAACGGCTCGTCGCCCAGGGCCGCCAGGGCCGCGACCTGATCCGGCACGCCGGTGCCGCCGGCCATCTTGCCCAGCACCAGGGTCAGGCCGGCCGGGGTTTCTTCGCCATTGCTCTTGCCCAGGCGATTGAGTTGCAGGCTGATGTCGTTGCCGCTGTCGCCGGTCCACTTGGCGCTCAGGGTCACCGTGCCGTCGACGGCTGCTGCGGTCACCGGCAGGTCCACCGCCGCGTTGACCTTCAGCGCCAGGGCGCTGGCCGCCTGGGCAGCGCTGGCGCCACTGACGATCGAGGCCTGCACCCGCACCCCGCCGACGTACAGATTGAGCAGGCCGGCGGCGCTGGCGCTACCGGTGAGCTTCAACTCGGCCTTGGCCACGCTGCCTTCGGTGCTGTGCAGCGGCAGGCACCAGATCTCGCCCACCGGGTCGGTCTTGCGCCAGGTTTCATACATCGAAGCGAGCATCGAACCTTGCCCGCCGATGCTCTTGGCCAGGGCCACGCTGGACACCAGCACCAGCTTGCCGAGATCGTCGCCGGTCTGGTTGTCATTGACCTGGGCGACGATCAGCCGGCGCATGGCCGACGACGCGCTATTGGCTGCCGAGTTGTCCATCTCGGCGTAGAACAGCGGAACACGGATGTCCGCCGGGATATTGCTGAAACCGATCGCCATTATTTGGCTCCTTGAGATTTCGCCGCTTTCACGGCCTTGCTAGTGATATCGCCATCGGCCAGACGCCGGCGCCACCAGGCGTTGTCCGGCACTTCACGGCCGGAGGCGGGCAGCAGATCGCCTGCTTCCGGGTCCGGTACGGCACGGCCAGCGACCGGCAGCACGGTGATGCGTTTGCTCATTGCTTCAGCTCTCCTGAAAAAGTCAGCTCCAGGCGCCCGTCGGGCCCTGGACGTTGCAGATTGGGGTCCGCCGGATCGATGGCATCGACCCGCACCGTGACCCCGGTAAAGGACGGCAGGCCGTCGAGTTCACGCTCATGCCAGGTTTCCGCCGGCTGGCTGGGCAAGTTGCGCCCCAGCTGGAACTCGGCGAAGAAGCGCAGGCGGTAGAGCAAGCGGGTGGCGTCGAGCGACACCAACTCGCCGCCGTCGTACTGGATCGGGTTGTACTCGGCGCCGGGTTTGAAACCGACCAGGGCGCGCCAGAGTTCGGCGCGCAGGTCGTGGAGTTGGTCGAGGGTTTGTTGTGGGTTTGTGGCGTCGAGGAGCAGGACGACTTCGAAGCGGTCGCGGATGGTTGAAGAAGTGGCATTTTGAGTGGTGCTCCGACTTGCAATATCGGCCAAGGACACGACATGAGCAGCAGGAGTTTGCGAAGCATCAGCTGTGTCCAAAGAAGACATATCAGTACCAACCACTACACGATTGGAAAAACTGGGACAGTGAGTACGCACCTGGGCATAGACAGGAGTAATTTTCATGGTTTCTCCAAATGATCGTAGAGGGCTGGCGAAAGGATTTTGCGTAGCGTTTTGCACCTACCAGAAAGGCTCGGGGCACCAACTTTCGGCCCTGCGCGCCTACTAGCGCTTTCAGGTTGTCTCGCTGGCCTTAGCTTTAGCCAGTTCCGTATTGGCAATATCGAGCAGCCAGCCGAGGATCCAGGGCGACGACAAACAAAATCCGAACTACTTACCAGGCTCAGCGTTCACTTCAGCATGAGGTTGTAGTCGATGTTTCCAGGGTTGCGGTTGCGGACGCCGTGGGCGTTTTGAATGGTCATGGTCAAACTCCAGGCACAAAAAAACCCGCGACTTGGCGGGCTTGAGGGAGGATGTGAAGCAGTTGCTGCTCGGTGATTGACATATGCGCTCTCTCACTAATTAACACATGAAAAATGTCAAATATTTAAAATTGGCATTGAAGGAAGATCATAAAAAACAGCTCCCGGTATACCTCTAGGAAAGGTTCCAGTGGGTGCATCCATAAATGATTCAAGATATAGAAGCGGGGTCCCTTGAGACGCCCAGCCAAAACCAACCTCTGTAACTACTGACACTTGACCAAGACTGCTATTTGTAACACCAAAAAAAGCAAATGGTAAAACTCCTATTGCAACGTACTGACCAGATGCAACAGGAGAAGATGAATAATGATAAAGATCATCCCTTCCATTGACATAAGGCGACCCGCCAATTCTTTTCCATTTTGATACAACACCTGAAACCTCACCAGAAAACGTTAACACCCTCCTGCTTGAATCAAAAACTTTTCCGCCATTTGAGTTATTAACCAAAAACGCCCACTGCTCAGCAATAGGAAGATCTGTAGCGTACACCTGCCACTGCAAAGCAATTGGCGCGTCTCTTACTCTCACCGAAAAATAACTCCACGCCCCAGGAACTCCAGACGCAGTAACTCCATAAATCTTTCCTGACCCTGCCCATTGGGCGGCACAAATAATTGGCGGACTTGTAGAAGAAACAACAAATGGTAGTGGTATGTTAGTAACACCGACCTTACATGTCGCTGTTCCAGATGCAGCGAGTGAGTAGTTTAGAAACTTTGAGTCAATTAAAGTATCACCACCTGGATTTCTTACTACTATCCCAAAGCTCATAACTTAACCACCAACACAATTTCGCTCGGGCAAAGATAGGCAGGCCTATAGTACCATGCATAGCTCCAGACAATTTGATCTTGAAGCAGGTAAACAGAAACACCTACCTGCCCTGGATCACCTTTGGGAATTGAATATACATAAGCATTATTTGGGCCATACCCTGGCACAGGTTTAACCCCCGCTTCAATTTTCCCGACTGAAAACCTTTCTACCACCCTTAGTGATTGGCCAGTCATTGAATTTATTAAAATCCCGTTAGAGTCAAATGTCGACATGCCAAAACTCATGCGGTTAGATCCCCCACTTGAACTCGAACCACTCCAGCGCTATCCAATACCTTTATAGCTCGGTTAGTTATAATCAATCTTCCACCACCTGGCACAGAACCGTTAAATTCAATTCCGCCAGACTTACTCAATCTCCACCCGGTCTTGCCAGCGTCATAATCATCAGACTGAATGAAGCTGCCGATCTTCGCATTGGTGATGGTGCCGTTCTGTATGAATGCAGTGTCGAGATAAACGGTGTTGTTCTGAACAACAAACGGGTAGTGGATCTCCGCAGCGTTCGGATCGACAATCGCAAATCGACTGGCCGCGATCAGAACCTGGCTGGTACGGATTCCTTGATTGTTCTCGACCCCGACGCCGATGCCTGCCAGGTATGGCTTTCCATCGACCGTGAGCTGGGTCTTGATCGTGTACATGGCCGCCAGTTCGGTTTTCAGGGCATCTACCTCGACCTGAGCGCCGCCGCCCGAGTCGATCTTCTCCAACAGCTGCTGGCTCAACTGCGTCTCGGTGATCTGATCGCTGAGGTAGTCAAGAATCAGCCCGGCGTCCGACGATGACTGCCCGGTAACCGGGCCATAAAACGCCCCCACATTGCCAATGCGATCCACCAGCCGGGCCCAGAAGAAAAACCGCACTCCAGCAGCCAAGCCCATGATCGTCAGATCTGTCTGCGGATAGGCGTAATCGCCAAACTTGGTAGCCGTTCCGACATCATTGGTCTGGCTGTACCAGATCTCGGTTCGCTGCAGGTCAGCTGTACTAACATCCGTTGGGATGCTCCACTTCAACTTGATGCCAAACACAATCGACTCGGCGGTGAACGACGCCACCACCGGTGGTGGCGTGGTCTTGCCATTCAGTATCGTCTCGGTAGAAGTCGCGAACACCGAGCCAATATCCAGCGAGTTGATCGCTCTCACCTTGGCCACATAACGACCGGCATAGATCCCGCTCACTTCGATCGAAGTCGCACCGGTGCGCCCGGCGAACACCCACTCGCCATCGTTCTTGCGCCAGTACACCTCATAAGCAATTGCGCTTTCGGGGCGATCCCATTCGATGGTCATGACGCTGACTGCACTGCCCTGATCGACAAAGTGATCGTTGCTCACCCGAACGTTGCTCGGCGGCCGTTGCACACTCGGCGGTATCACCGTCACCGGCGGTCGTTCAATCCGCGCGCCGTTATCAATCGCGTCAAACTTGCTGGGTACATGCTTGACCGCGCTGATGCTGTATTTGATGGAGTCATCGCTGAAGTCTTCAGCCACCGACAGCACCCGAAACTGTTGGGCTGCCAAAGTCGGCGAATCGATCGCCCACATCGATTGCTCTGGCGGCAGTTCCTCCAGCTTCTTCTCCAGCACCACTCGCTGGACTTCGGCAGGAAAGCCGGTGGTATCGAGAGTGATGTCACCGTTGTCCCAGGTAATCCCCGTGCTGTCCCAGGTCAGTGGATAGCCCACTGACTTGATCACCCGCGAGACGGCCTTGCCGGTGGGCATGATCAGGGTGACGGTGTCCCCCGGATAGGCCTTAACGTCGGCGTCGAGCACCAGAGTATCCAGGGTCGCGGAACGCAGTCGGCCGCCAATCCGGCGCCCTGCCCTGTCGTTGTCCGCCACCCGGATGATCTGCCCAGGGCGTGCGAGGGTGCCATCCAGGCCCACGGCGAAACTCACGCTTTCGGTTTCCAGGCGGTTGGTCAGCAGCGCCCATTTACCGATGCGCTGGGCCTGGGCCTGGGAGGTGCAACCGGTGGCGGTGATTTCGGTCTGCTGCACGCCGTAGCGGGCAATGCCTTCGGGGTCATCGACGTACTGGACCTTCTGCCGGTAAAAATCCGCCGGATCGTTCCAGCTGACCAGGGCCACGCTGTAGCGGGTCTTTTTCGCCGAGCCGCCGTAGACGAACTTGCCGTCGACCACGTTGGCATTGCTGTAGGTGTACACCGGATCTTCCGGCATATCGGCCACGGCCATCACCGAACCAGCGCCCCAATAGGCCATGCCGCGGAAGGTGGTCGCCAGGTCCTGCAACACTTTCAAGGCGTCGGCGCGAACGGACAGGTAGAGATTGCAAGTAAAGCGTGGTTCGGTACCGCCCTTGCCATCGGATACCGGCTGGTCGCAGTACTGGCCGATGCGGTACAGCTCCCACTTGTCCACCTGGGCGGCGTTGAGCAGATGCCCCAGGCCATAGCGCTGGTGCAGCAGCAGGTCGTAGTAGATCCAGGCTGGGTTGTCGGTCCAGGCCGACTTGAAGGTGCCATCCCAGACGCCACTGTAGATCCGGGTCTGCGGGTCGTAGTTGCTGGGCACACGAATGATCCGCCCCTGCAGTTCGAAGGAACGGGTGGGGATCGACTGGAACTGTGAGGCATCGAATTGCAGGCCGATGATCGCCGACCCGGGGTAGCGCAACTTGGCGTCGATCACATCGGTGATGGACTCGACACTGGTGGTGTCGGCGATCGCTCCGCTGGTGGAGTTCGGCGTCAGGCGCCGTACACGAACCGTCCAGCCAGCAGTAGCGGCAGGCAGATCGACGCGATGGGAGCGCTCGTACTTGCTTGAGGTCTTGCCGCTGAAGGCTGCTTGCAGCACTTCCACGAAGGCACCGCCATCGGTGGAAAGGTCGATGGCATAGCGCACCGTATATCCGTTGGTGTCGCCATTGCTGGTGTTGGTCTGCGCCAGCCGCGAGACCGCCAGGCGAATGCGCACGGCCGACAGTTGCAGGTTGGTGATGGCCTTGCTCCAGGGCTGGTCACTGCGCAACTCCACCGCCACCGACGATTCGTTTTCCACCGCCGGGAATCCCGGGATGTAGGTCTGGTCCTGGCTGCCATTGCGGGTCTCGAGGGTGACCCCGGAGAAGTTCAGGCTGCCATCGGCGTTGGCCAGGGGTGTCTCGTTGAGAAACACCGAGCGCTTGCCATTCTTCAAGCCCACGATCTCGCCCTCGCTGACGAGATCGAGGATCCGAGCATAAGCCGTGCTTTGCAGGCTGTCTGGCGCCTCCACGGAGGGACGGGGCTTGGAGCCGCCGCCTTTGCTGCCAGCGAGAGTGAGGTCAGTCATGGCTTTCCTTCAGGCGAAATAAGGCCCACGCAACGGCAGGCAGGTTGAAGACAGGAGGAGTTAAAGTTGATCTTCGGCATAGATGCCGGAACTGATCACGGCGCTGCCAATGGTCAACTGACCGTAGAGCAGGCCTACCGGGTTGCCCTGGGCGCTGGTGTTGACTGGCCCGTTGAAGCTATAGCTGGAGCGGCTTTCCGGGCTGTCCTGGGCAGCAAGCCCCTTGGGCAAGGGAGCCAGCATTTGCATAACACCGCCCATGGCCATGCTGACTCCCGTCATCATCAGAAACGACGCAGCAGGCCCGGTCAGGAAGCCAAAGGGGTTGTAATAAGCCACGGCCATCAACACCGCGCCCAGAATGGTCTGCAATCCACCAGCACGCTTCGAACCGCTGAGGACCGGGGCGATCCGAATCACTTCTTTGCCCAAAGGCTGATGAATATCGGTCTCGGACAAATTTCGCCGTCCATTGAACACCGCAAATCGCAAGCCTTGGTCCGCGCTCTGCACCATATAACGCTCGAAGCCGGGGAATTGACGGAAGTACCCCATCACCTCCTTGAAGCCACCCGTAATGGCCACTCGATGCTCACGCCCGAACATCCTTGCCAGGGAGCCGGACAGCAGCACGGTTTGCATCTTTTGTCGTTCTACGGCCAAGCCCATGGGGTTCTCCTGGCAATAAAAAACCCGCCAAGGCGGGTTTCAAGTAAAGGGTGGGCCAAGGCGGATTCAGAGCTGGTCCTGAGCATAGATCCCGGCGCTGATCACCGAGCTGCCAACGGTCAACTGACCGTACAACAACCCCACCGGATTGCCCTGGGCACTGGTATTGACCGCGCCATTGAAACTGTAGCTGGCGCGATTGTCGGGACGGTCCATGGCCCCCAGTCCCTTGAGCTGCGGCGACATCATCTGCATGACCCCACCCATGGCGAGGGCGATGCCCATTTGCGCGGCCATGGTCCAGCCCGTGGTGCCGGTGGTGCCTATCAATGTCGAACTCCCCCCCGCAGCAAACATGCCCCCGGAGAAGTACGACGCAGTCACCACCAATGCGACCCCGATGATGGTTTGCAATCCACCTGAACGCTTGCTACCGATCAATACCGGAGCGATTCGGATATCACTGGCACCACAGGGGGCATTCAAGCGGTCGTGACCGATGTTGTCGCGGCCAAGAAACAGCGAGTAGGTCAGTCCGCGGTCCTTGGACTCCATCAGGAAAGCCTCGAACCCCGGAATCAGGATGCACAAGGCTCTAACCGCTTCCGAGGCATTACTGACCGCCAGCCTGTGCACTCGGCCAAAACGTGCGCCCAGAGTGCCGTAGAGACGGATGACGCGGATTTTTTGCTGATTCATCACATCACTCCCAGGAACAAGATCCCCGGTTGAATTCAAGGAAAGGCGATGCACTTCAATCCATCGCCATGAGTTGGCGATGTCGCCAGATGCTGACCGTTACCTCATCCCAGTAACCGCCATAGGTGTCGCGTTTGCTGTCGCGTCCATAGAGGTGATGCAGGATCGAGCCTGGCGCAGGGAAGTGCTCCGGCTCGCTCTTGAGCACGCCGTCGGCCAGATAGATTGCCGCATGATTGGGCACCGGCGAGCGGATCTGCATCAGCACCACGTCGCCTTGGCGCAGGTCATTGACTCGCTCGAATCCGGCCTGAGGCAGATGCTCTAAATAAAGGTTGCCGCCCTTGTCCCACCAACCGTCTTCACGCTGGTAGCTACCCAATTCGATACCCAGTTCACGACGGTAGTAGTCCAGGATGATGCTCAGGCAATCGTGAATGCCGTGGGCAAAAGCTCGGCCAATCAACGGCGATTGATAGCCCGTGGGCAGCTGACTCGCCCAGTCGCCCTTGCGCAAGGTGCCGTCATCGTCCTTGCGCACTTCCAGGATGTGCCAGGGCAAGCCCGACGCCTCGCAGGCCACCCGGTCCGCCTCGCTGGGAGCCGGTGGATAATCCGGGTGACTGTGGATCACCGCCAGCACCTCGCCGCGCTCTTCCGCCGCCGCGTAATCCTCGGGGGCCAGGCGAAAATGTTCGCTGGGCGTGACAGCGGTGTTGCGACAGGGCACATAGACCCGCTTGCGCCCCTCGCGGATCAGCAGCCCGCAACATTCCTTGGGGTACTCGGCCAGCGCGTGGCGCTCGATGGCGGCCCGATTTGCCTTGTTCATACTCAGCTCCGTAGCAGCCCAGCCGCGGGAAATGAACCGAAGGGCAGCGGGTTGTTTTCACCGAAACGCAGCTTGCAGCTGCTCAAACGACCACCGCATTTATCCTTGGCCGCATCGGTGACGATCACATCGTTGAGATCCGCCACCGGGCCACCGTTGTAGCCGCAATAAGGCCCGCGATAACCTCCACAACTGAGCCACCAGCAGACGTTGGCAACGATTTGCCGTCGTGGCAGTTGCACACCGTTGAAGTCCAGGGCGCTGGCCAGTTCGAACTTCACCACCTCGTTGTCTTCGCTAGACTTGCGCTCGACATACCAGATGTCTGGCGGCAACTCTTCTTCGGGGTCGGCTTCAGGCTGGCCATCCAGGTACTTGCCAAGGGTCCGGTGACGAATCAACCGGGCCCCTACCAGGTCCTCGAAATACAGCACCAGGGCAGTGATGAAACCGCCGACGTTGCCGACCGACAACGTCGGAGTCGGCTGCGCGCCCTTGCCGGTCATCTCAAAACCCTCGGCCTGAATCGGCCAGGGTGAGTACTCAAGCCCCTGCCAGAAGATCGACGACTGCTGGGGGTAACCGTGAAAGCGATAAAGCTCGGCGCCGAGGCTGGTGGCGTCGAGCTCAAAAAGCTCCACCCACGCGCCTGGCTCCAGGGTCTGGATATCGGCCGTGATCGGCATGGTGATTCCTCGGGGAAAAATAAACCCGCTAAAGCGGGTGGTAGTGGGTCATTCAGGCCGCGCCGGACGTTTCCTAATGTCCGGAAAATCGTCATTACCCTGACACCAGCTGCGAACTTGACCACGGTAGGCGAGCCACTGCTTGCGAGTGCCAGGTAAGAGGTCACGGGGTTCTGCCCCAGAATCGGCCTCTTCCAGTGCCTGAAGTTGATTGATGATCATCATGAGCTCCCCCTCCCGCCATGCATCCTCCACCGGCACTTGTTTCTGATCTTGCGTAATGACTTTCGTCCAATCGATAGTTCCGCTCATCATCGAGCTCCAGGAAGATTGATAAGACCATCAGGTGGATTGACGATGTCAGCAGGAAACCTCACAGACTCGGCAGCACTTGAGTCGTGGGGTAGCAGAAGCCAGATAATCAGTTGCCCATCGACTCTTTCAACATCCAAAGGAAACCACTCACTGTTGATTGCCGCCGCAGGAAGGCTTTCGCCGTCAAGTAACGGTGAAAAATCAAATCGCTCTCCATTAACGACAAGACACTCACCATCCTTTAATACTTTCAACACACCATTGCGGGCATTTGGCGTCAGTTTAATAATCATCTAGAACCATCTCCCTATGGCGAACAGGCTGCCACCAATTATCTGAGTAATTGCAGCTCCTCCTGTATTCCTAATTGTAAACATCCAACCGGTAACACCAGATGCAACAGCGATATCGAACATACCTATCGAATAATAAACACCGCCATTCGAATCCGTAACATGCCCTGTGTACGTAGGATTCCACTTACCGACAAATGTCGCAGGAAAAGGAAAAACTCTAGAACTGATAGTTCCACCTATTGGACAAGCAATAGGGATAGTTCCTGCGTAAGTACATATTAGAGTTCCATCTGCAAACTTAGTGTATGTACCATTCGCATTATTCCCAGACTCAATTATTGCCCCTGTTGGTACTCCGGAACTTTGCGACACCGAACCTAATATGCCTGCTCTTGAAAGCTTCGCATCAAAAGCGGCTTTAAGATCCACTTGTTTTGCGATATCACCAGTAATCCCCCCCCATCCCACAGCCCCAACTGTGGGCGATGAATAAGTACCAGCCCCATTAAGAAATCGCTCATGGTCGCCAGCAGCAGGAGCAGGAACCAAACCCTTTGTACCGGCGGTGGCTGCTGTCGCTCCGGTCATAGTTGAAGTGTAAGAAGAAGAAGGCTTCCCGCCCAACTTGTCCGAATCAACGGCAACTTCGCCTTTACCAAGTTTGGTATTGAGCTGCCCCTGCAACTTGTCAATAGCCTGAAGTAGTGTGTCATTGGCTACAACTGCTGCATTGACCAACGAACCCATACCAGTCAGCGTCGTCGAACGCACACGCGCCGCTGTGAAGTACTGGTTAGTCGCCCCTTCAGCCACCTGATCCGTTGAACCTGGGGAGGAAGGGATCAGCACGAAGGACAAACCATTCCAGCGATACTGCTTGCTGGGGTTGCTCAGACTGTCACCATCATTGACCGCGATATAGATCTTCCCGCCCTCACCCGTCACTGGAAAACCAGCCAGCGTCGCGAACTCCAGCACGTCACTGGGCAACTGCGACTGCGGTACTGTTCCGTTGACCAATTGAGCCACAGTGGCTCCTAGAGCTGATGCCGGAATCGCCGCATCAGCCTTGGCCTGGGCGGCTACGGCCTGCGCAACCCCCTGCTCGGCTGTGGCTTGTGCTGTTGCAGTACGGGTGTCCAGCTCAGCGAAGTTGTCATTGATGGTCTGCCCCCCCGAACGCAGGTTCTGCCCAGTGCCATCGTTGGGAGCACTGCCAAGGTGGATCGGATCGATAGTCATGGATGAAATGCCTGTTCAAAGGTTGCACTGAGCGAATAGATTCCCGCGCCCAACGGCGAGGGCTGGTAGGTCTTGCAGCGGTACAACCCCTTCTCGCCCAACGGCGGGGTCCAATAGAAAGGCCTGGCTCCTTGATGGGCGTCGATGAAGTTGATGATCGGCTTGATCTTCTTGTCGTCGCCGACAAAGGTCAGCGGCCAGGACTGGGTCTTGTTGTTGATCCCGTCCTGGACAACCTGCTGATAGCCATCACCAAAGCGCGCCGACTTGAGGCGAAACTCGACGCTGCCCACGGGCTCGATCTTGGGTACCCAAGTGAATGTTTCGATAGTCATGTCTTTTCTCCGGGCGTGAGCCGTTGCGGCCGCTGGAAATCAGCGGCCGTTGATGACGGACCAGATCTGGCCGCCCGGTTTCAGGTCTCGGGCGATCTGTTCGGCCGCGCCCTGCTTCGCCGCGCTGGCGTAGGCATTGGCCAGGCTCTGGGAGTTAGTGCCTGCACCCGCGGCCTGTCCGTCGGGTACGTTGATGGTCTGCTGGATCACCACCTGCTGGTTGCTGGTGGTGCCGGGCTGTCCACCGCCAAGCGCAACGACCCCCAACGAGCCATCTGAACCACGACTCAGGGGCATGATTGCTTCTGGGCCGGACTCACCGAATAGGGCCATTGGAGCCAACGTTGGAGCGGTGGCCACCGTGTTGGTGAAGGCACCGCCCTTGGCATGAGGAAATACAGGAGGGGACAGGCTGGACGCATCGACCTGCGGCGTGAATACAGTCGTGGCGCCATCAACCGTGAACGTGCTTGAAGTCGGGGTAGCGCTGGGCCAAAAACTCATCACTGCCGAGCCGACCATTCCAAACAACGAACTCAACGCTTTGGACGCCGCCGTCTTCGCCGCCAACATCGCCATGTCCTTGAGCACCGACTTGGCGAAATCGGAAAAGGAGAACTTGCCCGTGGTAGCGAACTGGAGGATCGCTGCATCCATCTGCTCAAACGCACTGGTGAACACCGCCTTCGACTGAGCGGCGACATTACCGGCGTTATTCATGTAGTCATCCAAAGCCGACGAGGCACCATTTTTCCAGTCGCCGAGTGCCTCGCTCATCTGTACATAATTGCTTTGAATCTGCAGGGCCATGTCACTGTGCTTGGTCTTGAGCTCATCAAGCTTGGTGGCATACTCGTCGCCCTGTTCGGCCCCACGGCCATAGGCATCTCCCGCCGGAAACTTGATCCCCGACTTGTCGGCATAGGTCGCTCGCGACTGAACCGCGCCTTGAGGAAATTGCTTATCCAGAGCCTTGCGCGCCGACGCATATTCTTCATCGTTCGCGCTAAGTTGAGCGGCCAGTGCCTGTTGACGACTTCCCCTGCCCAGCTGAGAGGCTGCTAAAGCCCCTGAGTTACGCAGTTTCTCCAGCTCGTCGGAGTACGCCCCCAGCTTTTTTCCAGATACTTCCAGGGACTGCGCATACTCGGTTCCAGCACTTTTGTTCTGCTGGAGCAGTGCGCTCAAGGAACTTTGACTCTTTACAAAATCATCGGCCGCTCTGGCAGCCGGGTCATAGGCCTTGCGCAGGCCATCGAAGGCATTGGAGGTCGCGCCCAACGCGGAAGCAGACGAAGTCGCCATTGCCTCGGCCATTTTCTTGCTGGCCTCCTCGACACGCCTCTGCATGCTGCGCATGCCTTGGTCGGTAATACGCTGGGCCTTGTCCAGGGCCCGCTCCAGGCTGCCAAGGTCCAGCTGCAAACTCCCTTGGGAAGCAGTTGCCATAGGTTTCTCCGGGTCATGAAAAAACCCGTCGAAACGGGTTTGGGGAAAGTGGCCTGAGGTCAGCGCCACTCGTTCATTGCACGTTCGAGTGACAACCCCAAACGTTGTTCGTGAGGCATGAAGTCCAGCAACTCCGACATGCCTCCGCCCAGCCGGTGGGTCTGCAGCGCCACCAGGGCGCTGCCCGCCTCCAGCCGCCTACCGGTATGCAAGGAGCCATATCGGTCGATATAGCGCCCCCATGCCAGGGCTTCCTGGTAGGTCATGCGTTCCTTGGCTTCGGCAATGGTCCGGCCGCCGACTCCGTTCAGCACCAACTCGTGCCAGAACTCATCGGCGGCGGTCAGTTTTTTGCCGCGGCGCCACCGGTGCCATTGACCTCATTCACCGCATTGAGAATCAGGAACCCCAGGGACGGCTCCAGCCCGTAGGCATCGTCGTAACTGAGGGCTTCCGAGCCATCAGCGCCCAAGGCCACCGACGCGGCGATGTAGCGGGCATTGCGGCTCAGCTCGCTGTCACTCTCGGCAAACAGGCGCTCGATAACCCCGAAAGACTGCCGGCGTACATGCAGGGTCAAGGTGTCGGTCACTTCCTTGCCAGTCTTGCTGTCAAGGTGAGTCCAGCTCACCTGTTTCTTCACGGGCAGGGCATCGACGATGCCGCCCTTGGCTTTCAGCTGCTTGAGGTTCATGGCGTGGCTCAGGCCTTCTTGATCCAGGTGGAACCGCCGGTGCGCTGAATGGTGACGGTAGTGGTCACCACAGCGTTGAGGGCGAAGTTGAACGGGAAGTCCGAGACGTAGCCGTCGAAGGCGAACCAGGTACGGGTGGTGGGCAGTTCGAAGTTATCACCCTTGGTATTGAGGGTAGGGACTACACCCTTGCCATCGGACCAGCCCACGACCCATTTGACGCTGGTATCGCCATTGGCTTCGGACAGTTGGTGCAGGCGGATATGGCTGGCGTTGGCCGGGTCGGCGTTCAGCCCGAGACTGGCCGTGCCTGGAGTGCGCAGGCCCTTCTTGTAGCTGCGCTCTTCCGCGTTGAGGCTGGTGTCTTCGATCTGCTCGGCGGGCGCACCGCCCGGATCGAAGGAAGTGGCGTGCTCGATTTCCAGCACGGTGTAGGGGCCGCTGCCGGAGACAGGCGGAACCAGGGCAAAGATTTGCGTACCTTGGGTAAGAATCGACATCAGGTGTTCTCCATCAAACAATAAAAAACCCGCGACGGCGGGCTGTGAGTGTTACTCGGGGAGGAAGCTCAAGACGCTGGAACCCTGGGTTCAGGGAGCCGGCGAGCCATCCAGATAAGGGGGAGCGTTGGGGTCGGGCTCGCGACTCTTGATCAAGTCCACCAGCGCCTGATTGCTCTGCGCCAGCAGGCGGATCGCGCTGTTCAAGGCGGCCTGGCCATCGGTCTGGGCCTGGAGCGCAGCGATCAGTCGATTGATCGCCGCAAGGTCTTCGTCATTCATGGGGCAGTACTCTCTATCCGTCGAACGTCACCCGGGGCAGTCCCGGAATTCTGGCGCCGGCCTGGCTCACTCCCGCCCCGCCGGCAACAGCTCAGCACCGGCCTTGAGCCCGGCCTGCAGCGCCGTCCAGAACTCGGCGTTTTCATAGCCCATGGCCCAGACGCTGGTGCCGCCCAGGCCCAGCTTGGTCACCAATGCGGTCTTGGTCTTGATGCTCGTGGCATCGTCGTACCAGAGCACCGGCTGCGCGCGCTCCGGGGTCCACTCCACGCCATCGGCGAAGCTCTTGACTGGCCCCCAGGTGGCGTAAGGCGTTGCGGAAGCGGCGTCCCGGTGGGTGACGGCGCGGTGCTCGGCAATGATTTCCTGATAGGCCGACCAGTGCACCCGGTTGCCAATGCTGTAGTCCTGACCGTAGGCCGGCAGCCCGGCCAGGACCTTGCCCGGCGCGACTCGCGATACCGCGTAGCCGAGCACAGCCCGTTGCCAGTCGGCGCCGGAGCCCGGGCCGGGCCAGACTTCGTCGTGGAAACCGCCGCTGCTCCAGCCGGGGCCGACCTGGTCGTAGGTCATGACCTGGACGTAATCCACCGCCGCGCCCAGGGCCTTGTAGTCGTAGCCTTGCAGGTACTCGGGCTCGCGGTCGCTGGACTTGGGCGGGACGCTGATGATCAGTTTCTTGTCGCTGGCATGCAGGGCATTGCCCAGGGCTTTGACATAGGCGGAAAAGGCTTTGGTATTCCTCGGTTCGACCTGTTCGAAGTCCAGGTTGATCCCGGCAAAACCGCCCTCCTTGGCCAGCCTCACCAGTTGCTTGATGCTGCCGGCACTCAAGGTCTTGTCGTTGACGATGGAGTGGGAAATCGCCGGGTCGAAATCCGCAATGCCCTGGTTGTAGTCGGACACGGTGGGGTACAGCGGCAGCGATTTGGACTGGGCGAAGCGAATGATGTTTTCGCTGGTCGGGTTCATCCCTTCCTGGTGCAACTGGCCGGTGACGGTCAGCCCATAAGTACTGCCCAGGCCCACTGCGGACAGGTTGCCGTGGAACGCTTGCAGGTTGCTGTAGGAGGCTTCGACCTGGCCGTCGGTGTAGGCCAGGACAAAGGGCCCGGCATGGGCTGTGGCCGCCAGCAGCAAGCTGCAGCCGACGATCAATGTCTGGAACAGAAAGCGCAGGCCTCGCTTCGAGGCTGGGCTGCTGATGCCTGGGTTCATGACTACTCCTGCGGATTGTCCGCGTACTTGAAAAGGCAGAGTGGGTTGCAGCGCAACGCTGCACATGGGGTGGCCACGGCAAAGCTCGCGGGGCTGACGCAGCGTCAAAGCTGCACCACTCTGAGTGGTTTTTTGGCGGGGGTTTTCTTGGCCTTGGCCTTGGCCTTGGCTTTGGCCTTGCCTTGCTTGCCGCCGTTGCATTCGACCGTGGTGCTCCACCCCGACGGGTTGAACAGCTGCTCTACCGAGTCCACCAGGTACTCGCCGTCCAGTCCGGCCTTGAAGCCCTGGGCATTGATCAGGCGCTCGGCAAACAGATCGGTACGCCCGGGCATTTCCAGGCGCAGGCTGGCGCTGCTGCGGTTGAAGGCTGCCAAGCGAGCCTTGGCCGCTTGCTCGGCGGCGGACTTGTTGGGGTACAGGTGCCGATCGGTGTGCACCGCCGGCACGCTGGCCGGCGAGTCGCTGTTGCCCAGGTCGATGACCTTGAGCGTGCCGCTCTTCGGGTCCTGATGCTTGGTCTGCACCGCCTTGTGGGTGCTGCTGTCACTGAGGCGGAACTGATAACGGCTGACGTCGCGACGGCTGAGGCTGACAACGCCCAGGGCCTTGCCGCTGGCACTCAACCCGGACTGACGGGGCAGCACCAGCAACCTGCCTTCGGCCACCTTGGCGGTGCAGTCGTACTGCCGGGCCAGGCGGGTGATGAAGTTGAAGTCGGACTCGTTGAGCTGGTCGATCCGCGGCACCTTGGTCGCCACCGGACAGACCGGCTGCCAGCCGTTGCGGGCCGCCAGATCGCGGACGATCTGCGCCAGCGCAACGTTCTCCCAACTGCCGCTGCGGGTGGTCTTGCCACTGCCGCGCATGTCGCTGGCCTTGCCGCGGATCTCGATGGAATCCGGCGGTCCGTTGACCACCACTTCATCCACCGTGTAGCGCCCCAGGCGAGTCAATGCCTGCCCGGCATAGCCGAGGAACACTTCGATGGCGGCGCCACGACCGGGCAAGGCGACCGCACCGTCACGGTCGTCGATGCGCAGTTCGAACTCGTCCGCTTCCATGCCCGGTTTGTCCAGGGTGCGCAGCGTCAGCAGCCGGTCATTGATCTGCGCGGTGATGTCGCGGCCATCGGCCAGGATGCGAAAGACCGGGGTCATGGCCTGTGCTCCAGAAAATGAAGACCCCGCACGCAGCGGGGTCTGTTGAGTGGAGGCCAGGTCAGTCCCATAGCTGAACCATCGCCTCTGTGCGGATCGGCAGCTCCGGTAGCAGGATCAGTACCCCGGCGCGCAAGGGTTGTGGCTCATCGGCCAGGCCCTGGTTGGCGTCCAGCACCGCCTCAACGCTGCCATTGAGGTGCCCGTAGTAGCGATGACACAGGGTGTCGAGCAGATCGCCGTCAGAGGTTCTGCAGGTCGTTGCCATAGCTCACAAACTCCAGTGAAAACCCTTGTTTGCGGGGAATGCCGCCCGCCAGCAGGTGGCTCTGTTCCTCGTCGATGCTGGTGAGGCACCAGGTGCCCAGCACCTCGCCGTAGCCCGTGGTCAGGCTCAGGGGCTGCAGGCGCCGGCCAATGCTGCGCAACGCCTGCAACTGCCCCAGCCCGCCCTTGAACCCGGGAAAGATCGCGCCCTTGAGGGAGATCTTGTCGTCGCCCTGCCCCACTGCCTGCTGCGCGATGCTGCGGCTCAGGCGCTCCTGGGCCGCCCAGCGAAAGCCGGTTTGCCGGCGCAGCTCATCGAAGGCCGCGGTGTCGAGGTTGAAGTAGAACGGCTCGGCTGCGGCCCCCAGGGGCTGCAGGATCAGCAGGTGCGGGAAGGGTTTCACCGCCTCCGCCGCCGGGGTGGCCTGGGGCGCCAGCGCGCCGGAAGGAAAGATATTGCCCAGGGCCGGACTGATCTGCCCGCCGATGCGGTTGATCGCCGCGCCGGCCTTGGCCACCTGCTCCTGCAAGGCGCCAAGACGCTGCTGCATCTGCCCCGCCACGGTCACGGCCTGGCTGTACTTGGCCGCGACCTCACCCACCGCCGACTGCGCCGCGCCGATGCTGCGCATCGTGCGTTGCAGCTTGGCGCCCAGCACCGGGCCGACCCAGGGCAGGTTTTCCAGCTCCGAGGCGGCGCCGGTGATGTCGCTGATGGCACCGTTCATCGGCCCCAGCATTTCATCGGCGCTGCGTCGCCCCGCCTCCGCTGCCGCCACCAGGGACGTGAGCCCCGATTGCAGCTGTTCCATATAGGCCATGCCGCCTCCTTAAACGTGTGCCGCGTCGAACAACTGACGACCCGCCGCCTGGCGGCTGTATTCGTCGAACTGAAAGCGCAGATAGGGTTCCAGCTCCCGGGCCAGTTGCGCCGGATCTCTGACATCGCCCTGCACCGAAATCGACAGGTAAGGCGCGAAGCTGAACTGCTGTTCGATTGCCGGGGGCGCCGCCGATTTGAACGGCTCCGGGGGATTGCTCAGCGAAAGGCTCGACGCCGACGGTGCCGGGCTGGCCAGCGAACGCGCGGCCTGGCCCATCAGCGGGGAGGGCTGGCCCGGCTGGAAGGACTTGGCGATATCGCCCATCACCGGCGGGATGTTCTGCCCGGCATTGCGCATCATCAGCGGACCGGCTGCGGGCATTTGCTTGAGCGAGTCGTCGGAGCCGAACAGTTTTTTGCCCAAGGCGCCACCTGCGGCAGAACCGCCCCAAGCGCCCAGGGCACCGCCCACCAGCCCACCAATAACAGTACCGATGACCGGCACCACGGAACCAATGGCGGCCCCTGCTGCTGCTCCGGCAGCGGCGCCTGCAAGATTGCCTGCCGCCTCGCCATAGCCTTCGGCTTTTTCATCCTGGGTCTTGGCATTCAGATAGGTGTCCGCAACCTGGAAACCGGCACCAAGCACCGATAGGATCGCGCCGCCCTTGAGCAAAGGTGCGAACCCTTTGGCCACAGAGCCAGCGCCTTTCAGTGCGGCACCGGCCACGCCAGACCTGACCGCCCCTCTGGGCATTTTTTCCAGACCACTGGGCGTCAAAGGGCTCTTGCCACCTTGAATGCCCGCCCCCCTCGCAGGTGGCCTGCGCCTGTCAGCCTTACGCCCACCACGGCCCCGACGGCGTTGCTTGTCCAAGCCGCAGTCGATCATGGACTCGCAACAGTCAATGCCTCCCGCACTGAGGCCAGGCGCTCGCTTTGCCGCCTTGGGGTCAACCTTCAACCCACCCCGCAGGACATTGATCAGGCCCTTGCTCATGGTGTAGACCGCCATGAGCTTTTGCACCGCGACATACGCGGCGCCCAAAGCGACCACACCCTGCACCAACGATGGGTTGTGCTCCGCCAGTTCGCTCAGCTTGCCGACCACCACGGTGATGCTTTTGGCCACCAGATCCGTCACCGGTTGCAGGGCCTGCCCCACCACACGCTGGCCTTCATCGATGGCTAAACCTGCTTCAGCCCACAACTGTTTGGAGGCCTCTCGACGCTCCGCGAGGTTCCTGGCGAGAACGCCAGAGGCGCTCAACGAGTCCTTCTTCACCTGCTCGTACTGCTGCCGGCCCTGGGTCTGGGCCAGCAAGGCCGCCTTGATCTGCATATCGGTGAACAAGTCACCGGTGCGCAGGGACTCTTCCAGGGCCTCAAGCATGGCCTTGGCCTTGGCCGGGTCGGTTTCCTGGCTGATCTGCGCCTGGGCCTCGGCCATCTTCGCCGCCTTGGCCGGGTCGATGGCCCTGACGTAACGCATGGCCAGGGCAAAGCTCGCCTCCAGGCTCGACATGCCCTTCTGGATACCGGTATTCAGCGAAGCCTGATAATCAATGCCGGCGTCTTCATAAGCCTTGACCGCCTCACTGGAGCCGATTTTCTCGATCCAATTCTGCAATTGGCCAGCGGCCTGATCAGCACTGCCCGCAGTGTTCATCTGCACTTGCAGCATGGACCCCAGCTGACTCACCGCCGCCATACCGGTGAGTCCTTCCGCGCTCGCACTGTTGAGCAGCGCCGGGAGCAAGCGCGCCATCTCGGCCGCCTCAAAACTGCCGGCCTGCCCCTGCAGGGCGATGGCCTCCAGAGCCTGCTCCATGACCTTGGGATCGCTGATCCCGGCCTTCAGCTCCAGGGCGCGCATCAGCTTCGCGGTGTCGTCGACACTCGCGCCCTGCCCCACCGCAAACTTGGCGGCCAGCCCTGTGTAGCCTTGTGCCTTGCCCAGCGACATGCCGCTGGCCATCATCTGGCTCACCAGGGCCGCCACATCGTTACGGGCCATGCCCGTGTCACGGGAGGTCTGAATAACCGTGCGGCTCAGCTGCGCTTCCTGAGGCTGGTTGACCACATTGGCCTTGATCGCCATGTCGCGGATCAACGCCTGATAATCGGCACTGATCTTGACCGGGGCGCGCAGTTTATCGACGCCAAACTTTGCCCAGCCATAAGCCGCCTTGAAGTCGACCTTGCCTTGGGCGACCTGCTGTAGCCCACGAGCCTGAAGCTCAGAACCCCGGGCCACCTTGCCCAGCGCTTGATATTCCTGGCGCAGCTTGTGCACCTCAATACCCTGCTGGCGCAGCCCGTTGCGGCTCTCTTCCAACCGGCGCAACAGCCCGGCTGCGGAAGTGGCGCCGGTGTCATGGGCCTTTTTCCATTCATCCTGCAGGCGCAGGGTCTGGCCAATGGTCTTCTCCAGCACCCTGGCCTTGCTGCCCTGCTGTTCCAGCTGCCTGATCCGGTCTTCCACCGTCTTGAAGGCGGCGTCCCAGGTCGAACTGAGGGCAGTACCCACTACCACCAACCCCGATACCAGCTTGTTCGCCATCTGCTTCTCCTGCTCCTTGGGTGACGGGCTCAATCCGTGAGCCACCAGACCATGTCGGAAAAGCCCATGGTCATGATTTCCTCGGCGGAAAAATGCAGCTCGCGAGCGAGCCGTTTCGCCGCCACCTTCATCACCGCCGGATCAAAGCTCGTCGTCTTGCACCAGGCGAAAATAGCCAGCCTGCAGGCGCTGATAGTCCTTGAGCGCCATGCTCTCCAGGTCCTTGGTGCTGATTTGCGCGAGGCTGGCAAACAGCATCAGCTCGCGCTGTTCATCGTCCCCCACACCGGCGGCGCTGGCGGCGCGCACATCACGTACCGTCGGCGCCCGCAGAGTGAGCCGGTCGCAGACCACGCCGTTCATCTCCACCGGCTTGCTCAGCGCCACCATCACGCTGTCGCTGCTCAGGGTCATCCAGCTCGGGGTCTTGTCGCTTGCTTGAGACATGGGGTGTCTTCCTTACAGGCCCAGGGCCGAACGTTGGGCGGCGAGCTGGTCGACGCCGTTGATCACGCGCTTCATGCCCAGGGCATCGATCTCGTAGATCAGCCGACCGTCGACTTCCAGCTTGTAGTAGGTCAGGGCCACGTTGTGCTTGATCTCGGCCTTGTCACCGGACTTCCAGTCGCCCATGTCGACCTCCTTGAGCAGGCCGCGCAGGGTGACGATCACCGGGGTGACCTTGCCCTTGAGGCCCTTGAAGGCGCCACGGAACACACCGTTGAAGCCGCTGCCATCGGCCAGGCCGAACATCTTCAGCGACTCGCGGCGCACGCCGGTGGTGGTGAAGCCGGCCTCTTGCTTCTCCATGCCCATGTCCAGTTCCACCGGCACATCCATGCCGCCGACACGGTGTTCCTCGGTCTTGAGGGTCAACTTGGGCAGGGTCAGGCTCGGCACGTCGCCTTGAAAGCTGATGCCATCGACGAACAGGTTCATGTTCGCCAGGGTTTCGGGAATCATTGCCATTGCGGGGGCTCCTTAAGCGGCTTGGTCGAGGACTTCGGTCAACCACTGGTTGGTGACCTCGACCCGGAAGTGGGGGTTTTCGGCGGGCGGCACGTCGGTAAAGCGGATGTTCCAGTAGACCTTGCCCTGCTCCAGCTGGCTGGCGGTGTTCAGTTCGGTGTCCGCGTAGACCTCGAAATTGATGATCGCGCCCTGGTTCTTCAGGTCGCGCATGAAGGCCTGCAGGCCCTCGGTGACGTCCTTGACGTAGGTCGCGGTGATCGAGCGGTCCACGGCCCATTTGTGGCCGAAGAGGATGGCGTCCATGACGATGTCCATGGTCCGCACCCGGGTGACGAAGGCCCACTTCGGATCGCTGGACAGCGTGCGGTTGCCCCACAGGCGGAAGCCCGCATCGCGAATGATGGTGGTGATGTTGGCGTTGTTCAGCAGGTTGGCGCGGCAGGTTTCATCGCCGTCGAGGAACTCGATCGGCCGCTTGGTGCCGGTGATGCCGACGAACTCCTTGTTCGACGGCGAGGCCCAGAAGCCGTACTCGTTGTCGGTCCAGGCGAACAGACCGGCAACCCAGGCCGAGGCCGGCGCATCGACGGTGGCATTGGCGCCGTTGTCCCAGTGCTGAACACCCGGGTCGACCATATAGGCGCGCTTGGCACCGAAGTTCTTGGCGTAGGCCATGGCCGCTTCGTCGGTGGTATTGGGACCATCGAGAATGGCCAGGCCACGCAGCTTGTCCGCCAGGGCCACCAGGGCGGTGCCGATGGCCAGGGTCGAACTGTGCTTGGGGGTGACCAGCAGACGTGGCTGAGCGTTGAAACGGCTCTTGCCGTCCAGCAGCGCCTGCAGACCGGTACGCTTACCGTCGGCCAGCACCCCGCCGATGATCGCCGAAGTCTGCTCGGCCGCGTCGGTCATCTTGGCCACGCCACAGGCGACGATCACCGCCTTGGCCCGCTGGTAGATGGCCTGGCAGGCCTTGGTGATGGCCGCATCCGGGCCCCAGGCGGCAATGGCCTCGCGCTCGTTGGTGATCAGCAGCAGATCGTTGGCCTTGGCAGCGGCGGTCGGGCCTTCGGTGAAGGTGTCCACCAGGCCGATGATCGAAGACGACGGCAGCGAAATGGTGCGCGTGCCGGTGTCGACGTTAGTCACGGTAACGCCGTGGAAAAAACCACTCATGGATAAACTCCAGACATGAAAAAGCCCCCGGGTGAAGGGGGCTCGTAGGGATGATTGATTGGTGGGAAGCGGGAAACAAAACGCCCCGGTGGTGCGGGGCGTCTATTGGGTTTGCTCGGCGATCCAGGATGGGGCTACTGGGCGGTGCTCGGCTTGCGGGAAGTCCGGGGATTGGGGCCAGTCGCGTAGGGATTGCATGTACACAAGCAACTCCTTGAACTGCTCACCGGTCAGCGTCGTGGCTGTCCCGATTTCGAGCTGGTCACGGTGACGCTCTCGTAACCACATCACAGAGCTCAGTTTCGTGTCGCGCCAATCGCGTTCCGGTGCTGCAAAATCTAGGACTACTTCCGACGTATCGACAAGATATGGCAACCCTCGATCATCATGAGCACGAACTTTGCCAGTGGGTGGATTCCCAATCACTGCCAGATATAGTTCATCAGTGATTTCGACTGCATCATCAGGCATTGACGCGTGCATGCCGCGCAAGTAAGTGGTTTGGGTTGTCTGGCTATAAAAACGCATGTGGCCTCACTTAGCTTCCAATTGCGATGTATTTAGCGCCGTTGGCAACGACACTCCCGTATGTCTTAAAGCTGACCCCATTTTTCGACAGTCCGAACGAGTAGATCGCATCCTGGTTAGATGCGACGTTCGTTTCTCCGAGATATCCGATGGCCAACGCGACATAAGCAACCGAAGGAAACGCCATTGGAAATGACACAACTGCAGGAGTGGAACTTACAGCGCCTGTAGTCCCCCACTGAATAACCCAGCCACCCAACCAGAAAGGTGCTGCGATGTATCCGTTCGCGGCCAGACTTACGGAAAGCCCCCACCGCAACTTCTTCGGTGTTGGCATAACAAAGTCGTTCGCGCTATCAAGCATTTGCGCGTTAGTGGCAACCTTTGCCGTGCCCTGATTGATCTCCGTCGCCTGGGCCGCTAGCGGAGCCAGTGCGGCAACATCAATGTTTCCCTGATTGATTGGCGCGTTCCAGGCTTTGATGCACCACATAACCGCGAGGTTGCGCGGGCGGGTTTCTATGCCACCAGCTGTATTAGTTTGGACAGACGGCGGTGTTATTGAGCCAGACCCTGCATCTCCATAGACCCATAATGTCGGGTCGCTGCCCACATACGAAGTGTTGTTTGTTGTGTGAAAGTGAGATTTAAACTCATCAGCCTGCCAGCTACCGAGTCCGCGGCCCGCATCTACCCCGCGCCCATGGTCCCAACCTCGCAAGAACTCGCCCCGGGACTCGGGCAGGCGGAAGTTTCCGGCACCCTCATCGCCCTTGTTGAAGGTGGTCCCTAGATACGCAGCGAGATCTGGATAAGCGGCAATACTGTGCACGCTACCGTTGAGTTCAAGGTAGCCCGCTGGAACCTCAGCCTTGGGAAATGGAATGATGGCGCCAACAGGGTGCGCAGACTTGAGTGCTGCCAATTCCTTTACCAGCGCCGCTACGTCGATATTTCCCTGATTGACGGGTGCGTTCCAGGCCTTGATGCACCACATCACCGCCAGGTTTCGCGGACGTGTTTCCGTTGACGTCCTGGCAACTCGCGACGCATCGAAGCTGAAAGCCCCATAAGGAAGAGAGCCTCCATCGGCACCGCTATTGGAGCTGATTGTTGTCCCAACTACTGCGCCTGTGGCGTTAACACTTGTACCACCGACTCCACGAGGCATATCGCCCCAGCTCGCCTGGATGTTTTGCAGAGCATCAAACTGGTAGCTACCCAGCGCACGCCCAGCATCCACCCCACGCCCATGATCCCACCCCCGCAAAAACTCACCTCGGGACTCTGGCAAGCGGAAGTTTCCCGCCCCCTCGTCACCCTTGTTGAAGGTGGTCCCCAGGTACGCCGCAAGGTCTGGGTAGGCAGCAACGCTCTGCACACTGCCATCAATCTCCAGAAACCCCGGCGGCACGCTGGCTCTGGGAAACGCCACCATCGAGCCCACCGGCAACGATGACGACTGCGCCACAATCGACTCGATCTCAGCCTTGGTGTAGGTGTCGGTAATGCCATGCCCGGCCAGGGTCGTCGGATTGGTCCCGCCGATCACCCGGCCGTATTTATCGACCGTGACATTGGCATAGGAGCCCGCGCTGATGCCGGTTCGCCCGATGGCCATCTCGAAGGCCAGCGGCGTGGTGCCGAGGACAATCGGCCCGTCGGTAACCAACTGCCAGACGCTGTCGCCGTTGACCGTGCCCTTCTCGATGCTGACGAACAGCCCGGGGGTGACCTCCAGGCTGGTGTCCGCATCCTGGGCACGGGTCCAGACGCCCGTCGACGACACCACATACAAGCCGTTGTCCTTGGCCTGAGTCTGGTTCTTCACCAGCACCCGGGCATCGGCCGGCAGCAACACGCCGTCGATGGTCTGAATTCCGCTCAAGGCGATGTTGGCGGTGGTGGCCACCACTGCCGAATGCTTGAAATCCAGCTTGGCGAGAGCCTCGATCACTGCATTGTCGACATACTCGCGGGTAGCCAGAACCACAGCAGGATCGACCTTCAACACGATCTGCGCGGTATTGGCGACGATGAAGTTCATGCGGATGACTTGGGTCTTGCCGGTGCCCTGGGCCAGCAGGGGCTTGAAGCTAGGCGCGCAGTTGGCCACCGCCACCAGGTCGCCGTCGGCGTCGAACAGGCCGATCTCGCGGATCCAGCGCCCACCGACATCAGGCGGGATCACCTGCTCGGTGATGATGATGTTGGGGTTGGCCGGGTCGGTGCGCACCTGGTTGACCGGGGCGCGGCGCCATTCGTTGATCAGCTTGGTCTGGGCCTTGTTCGGGATGGGGTCGGTGCCGTTGGCATCGCCGACCGCCATTTCCTTGAAGGTCCAGGACGTGCCCAGGGCCGTGGCATTCGCCTGTTTCGCCTCGCCCACTGCCGTGAGGATGGCGAAGAACTGACTGTTGGAATCAATCATGAGTACACATCCAGGGTGTCTGTTTCATCAATACACATGACCTGGCCATAACGGCCGGTCACTTCAATGTCGCGAGGTGTCGGGGGATAAACGTCGAGCACTTCGCCTTGATCCACGTATGCGCCGTAACCGATGACGCCGGAGGTTTCCAGGCTGATGGCCAGGCCGGTCATGTGCCGGCTGACCGGCCGGGCGTCGTCGATCAACCGGGTCAGCTCCTGGTACATCTCCTCGGTGATGCCGGTATCCAGCACCCCTACTTTCAGGGCAAAGGTGGCCGGTTCGCCTTCAGGGACCGTCTGCCACCATTCGACCACTTCGATCAGGTAGCCCAGCGGTTCCACCACCCGGCGCAGCGCACCGAGGGTGCCTTTGCGGGCGTGGATGAAGTAGGAGGCGCGAATGGCGTTGCGCTTGACCGTCTCGGACCAGCGCGGGTCCCAGCGATCCACCGACCAGGCCCAGGCCAGTTGCGGCAGCAGATGCACCGGGCAGGTCGCCGGGTCGTACAGGGTGCGCAGCATGATGGCGGTATCGCCTGCGCTGGCCGCCTCCAGGGCGCGCTCCAGCGGCGTGCTATTGATCGGCAATAAGCTGGTCATCTCAGCTCCCCAGCGTGACGCTGTAACCGGTGCAATACGCCGCTTGAGCCTTGGTCGGGGTGATGTCTTGCCAACCCGCCAGATCGACCCGAGCCACGCCGGCCACATGCAACTGCGCATCAATGGCCGAACGGGCCACCTCGATGCCCAGGCGCCGGCGTGGGTTGACCCAGGCAGCCAGCTTGCGCTCGGCTTCTGCCAGGGCAGCGTCACCTTCCGGGCCGGAGCCCTTCATGTGCAGCACCGCGTCGATGCGATACGGCAAGACCTGGGCACTCTGGACCGTGACCCGGTCGCCGAGCGGTCGCACGTCTTCATCGTTGAGGGCTGCGGCAACGGTCGCCAGCAAGCCAGGACTGGCCGCGCCATTTCCCTCCAGGCTCAGCACCGTGACCGTTACCCGGGCCGGTGCCGGGCTTTCGGCCTCGGCGTCGGCTACCAGCGCAGAAGCGTTACGGGCATGCAGGATGTAGCTGTTGCGCGGGCCGGCCGTGGTCAGTCCTTCATAGGCCAATTGCACGCGCTCGCGCAGCGCGTCGTCAGCTTCCTTGACCTCCTCCAACGGCGGTACCGCCTGCAGGTCTGCAGCCTGGATCACCAGGCGCTGCAGTTTGACGTTGGCCGCCAGGTGGTCCAGGTCCGTGCCCTGGGCATGGGCCAGCAGCAACGCCTTGGCGGCGTCGTTGACCCGGGCCCGCAGCAGCATGTCAGCGTAAGCCGAGACTTCCAGCAGTTTGCTCACCGGGTCGCTTTCCAGGTTGGCCGTCCAGTTCTCGCCCATGTGCCGGCGAAAGGTTTCCAGCTTGCCCTGGTACAAGGCCTCGAAATCCAGGGCTTCAAGCACCTGGGGTGCCGGCAGCGCCGACAGGTCCAACGTACTCATGCCGTCACCTCCAAAACCGCGCGATTGCCCAGGTACTGGCCGGTCAGTTGAAAACTGATCTGGCCTCCCACCACCGCGACCACACTGACCTGCTCCAGCTTCAAGCGTGGCTCCCAGCGCAACAGCGCCCGGGCCACTTCGGCCTGCACCGCGCTTTTCCAGCCGCCGGTCACTGGCAGGTCGACATAACGACGCAGGTTGCTGCCGTATTCGGGGCGCATCCGCCGGCTGCCCTGGGGCGTGGTCAGGATGTCCTCGATGGACTGCCGCACATGCTCGATGCCGGACAGCGACAGGCCGGTACGGCGATCCATTCCGATCATGGCCTTACTCCTGTGCTTGCAGATCCGGGTGGCTGGCGAGGTAGTCCAGGGCAACGCGGTCGCCGGCCTTGACCGATACCTGTCCCTGGACCACCGGCAATTGGCGGCCATCCGGCAGGATCAGATGGCGCGAGGTGTAAAGGCTGTCGCGAAACACCACAGCACCGGTGCCGGCCGGGCGGCCGGTTTTTTTCTTGGGGGTGGCCATTGGATTCTCCGGGTAGAAAAAACCGCTCTGGGCGGGTTGCTTGAGTGATAGGTGGGTCGTGCGGGCAATGGGGCCAAGGATCACTGCGGCGGAGCCGTTGCACCGGGGCCTGACATCACACCCGGGTGGGTATGGGTCGAACCGACGTTGACCCCGTTGTGCTTCAGGCTCTCACCGTTGATCTGCACATCGCCATTCAAGGTGATCGCTCCGCTCAGGGTGATGCTGTCGGCCTTGCCGGTCAGGGCGCTGTCGGTCACCACCGCCGAGCTGGCGCCGACCTGAATGCTCACCGTGCCGCTGGGCAGGCTGATGCTGTAGCTCTTGGCCTGCCAGTCATAGACCAGCGAGCCGCCATCCTCGAAACGCCAGACCTCGACATGGTCGCGGTTGTCCGGCTGGGGACCGGCGTTGCCATACAGGCCGGGAACGAAGGTGCCCTGGGCCGGCTCGCCGCTGGGGCTGATCAGCACGCCCTGCTCCCCCAGGCTCGGTGCCCGCCAGTGCCGGGCCTTGCCCGCGGCCTGGCTGTGCCAGCGCAGCCAGGCGCTGGTCCAGCCGGCACCATCGGAAACCCGTACCAGACCGGCAGCCAGATCCACGCCGACCACGCTGCAAGGCAGGATCAGACCGGCAATCATGCGGTCGTGGGTTGCAGACACGTAACTCACGCCATGTGCTCCGGCGACTGGTAGTCGCCCTCGTGGCCGGGTCCGGTATCGGGGCTGAAGCCCAACACCAGCGTGCCCGGTGGTTGATCGGGCCAGGGCCATTGCTCCTGGCCCAGGTAGACCAGCTGCTGCCACTGCACGATCCACTCGCCGCGATAAGCCGGATCGGCCACCGGGCCGGCAGGCTTGGCCCATACCGCCGTTGCCCCCTCGACAAAGTCCAGGTTCCACTGCTGGCAACGCAACAGCTCAAGCAACTGCGCCGCCAGCATGGCCGCCTGCAAAGGCGCCTGTGCCAGTTCGGGGTCAACCCGTATCCGCCCCTCGAAGGTGGCCCGCATGCAACTGCGGCCATCCCCGGGGTCGGCGGCCTGGTCCATGCCGGTAACCGCGAAGTGGAGCGTCGGTTCAGTGACGCCTTCGAGGATCTTGGGGAAGGCCTCAACCCTCTGCAGTTGCGGCATCGCCAGCTTGATGGTGGAGGTGATGGCGTCTTTTAGCTGGGTCAGTTCGTTCATTGTGTAGTTCCTGAATCAGGTCGAGGCGCCCCAGCCGCCAGGGCCGATGAGCCTTGTTGAAGGCCGGAGCCGATGCGGAATCAGCGCTGGTCCGGGTTCGAGTCCCGTGAAGGCGGTTCGCATACTCCGATGCGCTTGGCCGCCCAGCGCTCGTAGAGGCCGATGGCGACGTCGGCACCGGCCATGGCGGTCAGGCAACCGAAGGCACAGGCGGTCCAGATCGAGACGCCGGCGGCATACAGCAGCATGATGGCCGAGACCCCGCAGACCACGCAGGCTCCAGAGCGCAGCGCCAGGCGCCGTAACAGCGACCAGCCACGGGCGCCCTCCTTGTCGGCGCGCCACATTTCGCCGGAAACGCCACCGACCAGCGCCAGGACGATGACCAGCCAGATCGGCATGTCCAGCAACGCTTGCTGCTCGTTTGTCATTCACGTCTCCCGTGCGGATTGAGGCCAGCGAGATGGCCAGTTGATGGAAAGCTGAAAAGGGTGATTCAAGGGGTCCCTGTCTATTGGCGGCCCACGTTAGGCAGGCATTCCAAAAAGCCCGGTCGCCCGGGCTTTTCAGTAATGCAAACCTTGGTCTTTCGGCACTACTGGCGCGGTACGGACCCATTCAAATTGTTCCTCCGACCGCGACCCTGTCCGCCGGATAACTGCTTCTGGTGCTTTACGCTGCACACCCGGGTCAGTTGCCAACCCTCTGAACCGTCGAGGCCGGTTCATCGCTGCCTTTGCTTTGCCACTAAAGAGCGTCGTTGCAGCCGTTGTTGAACGGCTTGAGATGGATAATATGCACTCATGCATATGCAGTCAATGCGTAAATGCATTTATTTGTGCGCAAAATTTGCACGCGCGCATGAAGCCCGCATAAATGCAGGGGGGGAGGATTTTTCGAGGGCGAAAAAAAGCCCGCTCAGTGGCGGGCTGTGTCTGACCGTGATGGCTTAGCGGGCGTACATGCCCCACCAGAAAACGTGACCGAGGATGCTGATCTGCTCCTCCTGGATCTCCTGGAAGCTGTAGTCCTCGTCCGGATGTTCATCGCGGTTGAAACTGCGCAGGCGGATCCCGGTGGGCAGGCGATACAGCTGCTTCACCCGCAGCTGGCCATTGTGGTTGATCGCGTAGAGGTCGCCATCGATGATGTCGCCAATGGCGCATTTGCCGGCATTGACCCCGACCGTGGCGCCATCGCGCAGCACCGGCAACATGCTATTGCCCCGCACCGTGACGCACTTGGCCTGATCGAACTGCACGCCGTTGTGCCGCAGGCTGCGCTTGCCGAAGCGCAGGCTGGCGCGCTCGCTTTCCTCGATGACGAATCTTCCTGATCCAGCAGCCAATTCAACCTCACGCAGAAAGGGAACCGACACCTCGTCGTCATCGACAGGGGTATCGTCGTCCCACAGGCTTATGTCCTTGAGTTCCGAATGAATCTCGTCACGGGGGGCCGCCGCGCGGGCAGGCGCGATGTCCACGCGCCCGCGCAGTTGATCGGTGCTCACCTGGAAGTATTCGGCGATCCGCGAGATGTGCTTATCCGAGGGATCGACGATCTTCCCGCTGAGAATCCGCGAGAGGGTGGATTGAGGCACACCGGTACGGCGGTGAAGCTCCGTGGGGGAGATTCCATCGCGATCCAGCAGCTCTCTTAAGACGGTAGAAACATTGCGTATTTGCATAGAACGCATATTGCTCGATCTTTTAGGCAATGACAAATGCTGTTTTGCATATTTGCAATGCATTTGCCGGACAAACCTGCTCGCGCCTTGGTGCCTGCGAGCCCGGGGCACCCATGGTAACCTTGCCGCCATCTGCAAAAAGCCGGGCCCAGCGCTCCTTTGCTTCACCCATTCAACGAATCCGCCTAAATACCAATGAGTAAAACTACCTCCGATCTGTCCTCCCACACGCCGATGATGCAGCAGTACTGGCGCCTCAAGAACCAGCACCCTGATCAGTTGATGTTCTACCGCATGGGCGACTTCTACGAGATCTTCTATGAAGACGCGAAGAAGGCCGCCAAGCTGCTGGACATCACCCTGACGGCACGCGGACAGTCGGCGGGCCAGGCGATTCCCATGTGCGGCATTCCCTACCACGCCGCCGAGGGCTACCTGGCCAAACTGGTGAAACTCGGCGAGTCGGTGGTGATCTGCGAGCAGGTTGGTGACCCAGCGACCAGCAAAGGCCCGGTGGAGCGCCAGGTGGTGCGCATCATCACCCCGGGTACTGTCAGCGACGAAGCCCTGCTGGACGAGCGCCGCGACAACCTGATTGCGGCCGTGCTGGGCGATGAGCGCCTGTTCGGCCTGGCGGTACTGGATATCACCAGCGGCAACTTCAGCGTCCTGGAAATCAAGGGCTGGGAAAACCTGCTGGCCGAGTTGGAGCGGATCAATCCGGTCGAACTGCTGATCCCCGATGACTGGCCACAGGGCCTGCCGGCGGAAAAACGCCGCGGTACAAGGCGCCGCGCGCCCTGGGATTTCGAGCGCGATTCGGCTCACAAGAGCCTCTGCCAGCAGTTCTCCACCCAGGACCTCAAGGGCTTTGGTTGCGAAACCCTGACCCTGGCCATCGGCGCCGCCGGTTGCCTGCTCAGCTACGCCAAGGAAACCCAGCGTACTGCCCTGCCCCACCTGCGCAGCCTGCGTCACGAACGCCTGGACGACACCGTGGTGCTGGACGGCGCCAGCCGCCGCAACCTGGAGCTGGACACCAATCTGGCCGGTGGCCGCGACAACACCCTGCAATCGGTGGTCGATCGCTGCCAGACCGCTATGGGCAGCCGCCTGCTGACTCGCTGGCTGAACCGCCCGCTGCGCGACCTCAAGGTCCTGCAGGCGCGTCAGTCGTCCATTACCTGTTTGCTGGACGGTTACCGCTTCGAACGGCTGCAACCGCAGTTGAAGGAAATCGGCGATATCGAGCGGATTCTCGCGCGAATCGGCTTGCGCAACGCCCGTCCGCGCGACCTGGCCCGCCTGCGCGACGCCCTGGCCGCGCTGCCGGAACTGCAAGAGGCGATGACTGAGCTGGAGGCGGATCACCTCAAGCAGTTGGCGCTCACCACCAGCACCTACCCGGAGCTGGCAGCGCTGCTGGCCAAGGCCATCATCGACAACCCGCCGGCGGTGATCCGTGACGGCGGCGTGCTCAAGACCGGCTACGACGCCGAGCTGGACGAGCTGCAATCCTTGAGCGAGAACGCCGGGCAGTTCCTGATCGACCTGGAAGCCCGCGAGAAAGCCCGTACCGGCCTGGCCAACCTCAAGGTCGGCTACAACCGCATTCACGGCTATTTCATCGAGCTGCCCAGCAAGCAGGCCGAGCAGGCACCGGCGGACTACATTCGCCGGCAGACCCTGAAAGGCGCCGAGCGCTTCATCACGCCGGAACTCAAAGCGTTCGAAGACAAGGCGCTGTCGGCCAAGAGCCGGGCCCTGGCCCGGGAGAAGATGCTCTACGATGCGCTGCTGGAAACCCTGATCAGCCATCTGCCCCCCCTGCAGGACACCGCCGGCGCCCTGGCGGAGCTGGATGTGCTGAGCAACCTGGCCGAGCGCGCCTTGAACCTGGACCTCAATTGCCCGCGTTTTGTCAGCGAGCCGTGCATGCGCATCACCCAGGGTCGTCACCCGGTGGTGGAGCAAGTCTTGACCACGCCTTTTGTGGCCAACGACCTGAGCCTGGACGACAACACGCGGATGCTGGTGATCACCGGTCCGAACATGGGCGGTAAATCCACCTATATGCGCCAGACCGCGCTGATCGTGCTGCTGGCCCATATCGGCAGCTTCGTCCCGGCGGCCAGCTGCGAGCTGTCTCTGGTGGACCGGATCTTCACCCGGATCGGCTCCAGCGACGACCTGGCCGGCGGCCGTTCGACCTTCATGGTGGAAATGAGCGAAACCGCGAACATCCTGCACAATGCCACGGAGCGCAGCCTGGTGTTGATGGACGAAGTGGGCCGCGGTACCAGCACTTTCGACGGACTATCCCTGGCCTGGGCTGCGGCAGAACGTCTCGCCCAGCTACGGGCCTACACCCTGTTCGCCACCCACTACTTCGAGCTGACCGTACTGCCGGAAAGCGAACCGCTGGTGGCCAACGTGCACCTCAATGCCACCGAGCACAATGAACGCATTGTGTTCCTGCACCACGTCCTGCCAGGACCTGCCAGCCAGAGCTACGGCCTGGCGGTAGCCCAGCTGGCCGGGGTTCCCAGCGCTGTCATCAGCCGCGCCAGGGAGCACTTGAGCCGTCTTGAAACCACCAGTTTGCCCCATGAGGTGGCGCCTCCAGCACCGGGTAAAACCTCGGTTCCGCAGCAAAGCGACATGTTCGCCAGCCTGCCGCATCCGGTACTGGACGAACTGGCCAAGCTGGATCTGGATGACATGACCCCGCGCCGAGCGCTGGAAATGCTCTATACATTGAAGACGCGCATCTAA